CTCTTCCGATCTGATGTCCCTTCTGAAGATTGCGCGGATTAAGAGCGGCGGCGGAACCGGTGACAGCTTTGTTGATCTGGCCGGATATGCAGCCTGCGGCGGCGAACTGGCAGAACTGGAAAAGACGAGAGTGACGGCGAAACGATGAGAGAAACGAACCTGATAATAGATTGCTTTGCCGGCGGAGGAGGGGCTTCCGTCGGTATCGAAATGGCGGTAGGCCGCAGCGTAGATATCGCGGTAAACCATGATCCGCAGGCCATACGGATGCATACCGTCAATCACCCGAAAACACTTCATCTGACAGAGGATATCTTTGAGGTTGATCTGCAGAAATATGTTGGTGGCCGTCATGTGGCCCTTATGTGGGCTTCTCCGGACTGTACGCAGTTCAGTAAGGCCAAAGGTGGAAAGCCCCGTGTGAGCGGGATCCGGATGCTTCCCTGGGCGGTATATAAACACGCGAAGGCTGTACAGCCGGATGTCATCATTATGGAAAACGTCGAGGAGATCCAGCAGTGGGGTCCTCTGGATGAGAACGGCAGACCGATAAAAGAAAAGATGGGTGAAGAGTATTCCCGGTTCATATCGGCAGTCAAAGGTTTGGGCTATGTGTTTGACAGCAGAGAACTGATTGCAGCTGATTACGGCGCTCCCACGACACGGAAACGCTGGTATGCGATATTCCGCAGAGACGGCAGGCCAATTACCTGGCCGCAGCCGTCTCATTTCAGAGATGCGGAACCGCGCTGGAAGCCATGCGGAGATTATATAGACTGGTCGGATCTGGGGCAGTCGATCTTTAACCGAAAGAGGCCGTTGGCGGAGGCTACACAACGCAGGATAGCGAACGGTATACGTAAGTATATCGTCGAGAATCCGGATCCGTACATCGTGAAGGATGAAAAGGCCCTGGCCTTCATCATCCAGTATCACGGAGAACAGAAGGATGGGGATAGCCGGGGACAGGTCCTCACAGAGCCAATCAGAACTATAGACACGTCAAATCGGTACGGACTGGTAACGGCCTTTGTGACGAAGTTCTATAAAACCGGGATCGGGCAGGGGTGTGACGAACCGCTGCATACGATCACAACAAGCCCCGGACACTTTGGCGTGATATCGGCATTCTTGGTCAAGTATTACGGGCAGGGATGCGGTCAGCAGGTATCAGAACCGCTGGCAACGATCACGACAAAAGACAGGTTTGGTCTGGTTAATGTACTGCTGACTATAGATGGTCAGAAATACGTTATTTCAGATATATTTCTGCGAATGCTGAAGCCTACAGAACTGAAGGTTATGCAGGGATTTCCGAATGATTACATCATCGGATATGACCTGTCATGGAGGAAGATGTCTGTAGCAGAGCAGGTCGCAAAAATAGGAAACAGCGTTTCCCCGCCGGTTGCTAAAGCACTTGTGGAGGCGAACTGTGCATATCTCAAAGAGGGCGAGAGGAAACCGATAATCAGTTTTGACAGACTGGAAAAGACCGGTTGAATAAGGAGGCATTATGAAAATCGGAAGAGAGATCAAAGAGACCTGGGCAGAAATCGAAGAGCTTCAGAAGAATGGCGCATTGCTGAATCGGTGCGTTCCCGGGGATTACAAGCTCGTAGATTTTGGAGAGGATGGCGTTATCAGAATGCGCTTTGCCGGATTACATAAGGACGTAAGGGAATATGGAGAACCGGCTTATGCAACATGGGTTGCAGGAGATCTGACTGCAAAGAGACACCAGATGCACAATGACTGGTTTGGTGAGTACAGCAAATCGGATCTTAGAAAATGGCTGAACGATGAACTGTATAACCGGCTGCCGGATGACCTGAAGAGAATCATCGTTCCTGTGCTGAAACGGCAGGTGGCGTATGACGCGGACTGGAATTGCTACACAGATGAAGTGGTGGATAAAATCTGGATCCCGTCGTTTGCGGAGCTATTTGAGGGCGGATATCCTGATCTGTTTACAGACGATGAGAGCCGCGCTATGGGTGCGTTTTATTGGTGCCGGTCCGCTGATAGCACCAGTTACTTCAATGGTGTGAACAGCAGCGGCACCGGTGCCAATTACGACGCGGGCAACTCCTACCCGCTGGCCCTGGGCTTCTCAACCTGATCTTGAATCCGCGCCCGCTTGTCGGGCGCGTAAACCAAAAACAGGAAGGAGGAAAAGACCAAATATGAAGGTCACATTGTTTTCGACAAACTGTCCGCGCTGTAAAGTCCTGGCACAGAAATTAACGGATAAGGGTATTGAATTCAATATCTCGGAAGACGTTGATGAGATGATCCGCAGGGGCTTCAGAAGTGCGCCGGTATTGGATGTTGACGGAAACTCGATGAATTTTAGTGATGCAATCAACTGGGTTGACGGCAGGGAAGGATAACTATGTACATACCTATCAAAGTAAACAAGGACTTTGAAAGAGTCCTTGACGGGTTGATTAAGAAGTATGGCGAAGACTTTGAAACCCTGAACGGTTTTCACGAGTCTCAGCTGAATTTTTCGGATTTTATCGATGGGTTCATTGATAAGAATGTGGCGGATGCTACGATTGACAGCAATGCGAACGCCCATCATAAGGACATCCGAAGCATGATGAATGAGAAGGGCAAATCGGAAGACAAGCTCTTCTGCTACAACAAAATCTATTTTGAACTGAAAAAGAAATATGGTCTCAGGACAGCAAACGAGTGGCTGGAAACGGAGTACAACGGCGGGTTCTATCTGCATAATGCTCACACGAGTTCCATGATCCCGTATTGCTATGCTTACGATCTCAGCAGACTGGCAACAGAGGGACTTTTCTTCCTGGAAAACTACAACAATGAAGCTCCGAAGCACCTGACTACATTCCTGGATGACCTGATCGAATTTATCAGTTTCATGTCTAATCGCAGTTCAGGGGCCTGTGGTATCCCGAATGTCCTTCTGTGGACTATGTATTTCTGGAAGAAGGACTGTGATAACGGGTACTACATCAAAGATCCGGATTATTACATCCGGCAGTGTTTCCAGAAGTTTATTTACAGAATGAATCAGCCATTTATCAGGGTCGATCAGAGCGCCTTTGTCAATGTATCGATCTTTGACCGACATTACTATGAAGCTCTTTTCGGTGGGGTAACCTTCCCGGATGGATCCTTTGCCATTGATTATGTGGACCTGTTCATGGAGCATCAGAAAGTGTTCATGGAGGTTGTTTCGGACATCCGCAGCGCCAATATGTTCACGTTTCCGGTTCTGACCTATTCCCTGCTTTTCAAAGACGGAAAGTTTGCAGATGAGGAATTTGCAAGATGGTGTTCTGACCATAACTGTACCTGGAACGACAGCAATTTCTTCCAGAGCGAAAGCACGGGAACGCTGTCAAACTGCTGCCGGCTTTTATCCGATACAACGAAGCTGGATGCCTTTATCAATTCCATCGGCGGCACGGCCCTTTCCATCGGATCCGTACAGGTCAACACAATCAATCTGGTAAGGATTGCTTACGAGGCCGAAGGGGACGAAGAGAAGTATCTGGAAATCCTGAAGAAACGTGCGCTGCTTTGCTGTAAGGTGCTGGACGTTGTGCGGCACATCATAAAACGGAACATCGAAAAGGGCCTGCTGCCGAATTACTGTGACGGCGGGATCGAGCTGGAAAAGCAGTATGCTACACTGGGCATTTTGGGATTATTTGAAACGGTGGAAGCATTCGGTCATACGGTCCGGGATGAGTTCGGAAACGTCTCATACACGGATGAAGGTATTGCCCTGGCGGATCAGATTTTCAAGGTCCTCAATGATGTGAAGGATACCTTCCCGAAGGATTATTCCTTCAATATCGAGTCAGTGCCGGCGGAACGGGCAGCAGTCATCCTGTGCCAGAAGGACAATCTGCTGTATGAGAAGAACGAGAAGTTCATCTATTCAAATCAGTGGATCCCGCTCTCAGAGAAATGCACGATTCAGGAAAAGCTCAGACTCAGCTCTATTCTGGATGAGAAGTGTTCCGGCGGAGCGATAGCACATATCAACCTGGAACAGAATTTCCCGAATACGGAAGTAGCCTGGAAGATGCTGAACTATATCGCGTCTCAGGGAGTGTTCTACTTCGCTTTCAATACCCGGATCAATGAGTGCAAAAACCATCACGGTTTTGTGGGTACGGATACATGCCCGGTATGTGGGGAGCCTGTCTATGACACCTATCAGCGGATCGTGGGGTTCCTGGAACCGCGCCGGACATATTCCAAAGACAGGAAGCGTGAGTTTGATACCCGTAAATGGTATGAGTATGCGGATCTGAAAGGTGAGATATGAAGATAAAGGTCGTGAATGTAATAGATGAGGATTTCTCAAATTACAAACGTGCATCCATGACCATAGGTTTTCCGTTCTGTACTTTCAAGTGTGGGCGGCAGGTGTGTCAGAACGGCACACTTGCCGCAGCCCCAAAGATCGAGATAGAGGCGGCGGATCTGGTAGAGCGGTACATGAAAAATCCCATTACGGAAGCAATCATCTTTCAGGGATTGGAACCGTTCGACTCTCCGGAGGTCTTTGATCTGGTAGCGGAATTCCGAGATAAGACGGATGACACGATTGTGATTTATACCGGCTACACAAGGGAAGAGGCGGATGACAGAGCATGGATAGATTACTTGAAGTTCTTCCCGAATATCATTGTGAAGTACGGCCGGTTTATCCCCGGACAGGAACCACACTTTGATGAGGTTCTGGGAGTAAACCTTGCTTCTGATAACCAGTATGCAGTGAAGGAGTCCTGACATGAAAAAGATACATCCCTGGATCAGAGCAATGATTATTGTGATCGGGCTTTTGCTGATACTGACCGCTGTGCTGCACTTCCGGCAGCAGAGGCAGCAGCGGGAAATGGATAAGCAGGAGCTTCACTATGACGCTGACAACTATTTCCTCATGATCGATGCCACAAACGGGATTGCAGGATTTTACTTTTGCGCTCACCCGCTTACGCACATGCGGATCCGGACGGACGCGCTTGACGGTGTGTATGATGCATATTTCCATGATGGGTATATGTATTTGGAGCATACAAAGCAGGACGCGACAATTCAGGTCCCATTGACAAGGCGGCAGGCGGCATGGATAGAGGCAGAATATGAGGACGGGTTTCCGGCCTTGGTGTACAGGAGGCGGTAGACGATGGCGATTGAGAAACGTTGGGAACATGGAGAAGAGATCTTCACACCGGTCTGTGATGGATGCGGTGATGAGTTGGCCGACGAATATGATTTTTATGACGCGGTAGACGCGAAGAAACTTGCAGGATGGCGGTCAAAGAAGATTGATGGGGAATGGCAGGACTATTGTCCGGAATGCCAGGAGAGATTTAATCACGAAAACGCTGTGGGCGATTTTGCAGGGATAGGGAGGTTATAAAGATGGGACTGGTAGATTCTTTTGCAGCAGAAGACAGGGTTGAAGTAAAGTATTCGGACTTCTACAAACTGGTAAGAGCTGAAGCGGAAAGAGCGCTTTTGAAGAATGCCGTGTTTGCGGGGGTCCCGCGTGAGCAGATCCTTAAAATGCTGTCCGGTCAGAATGATGAGCTGGAAGAGTACAGAAAGACCGGGCTGTCTCCGGATCAGATCAGGGAGATGGATAAGTTTTACGCAGAGAAGTGTAAGGAAGTTGCGATAACCACGGCTGAAAAGGATGTGCTGAAAAAGCAGATCGAGGATCTGATGGTGCAGCGCGAAGCGGAAGAGGCAGCAGCGGCAGATGCAGCTGTCCAGGATGAGGCGGAAGCGGCGGCTGATGGGGGCGAAGCTACACAGGCGGAAACTGAGACAGAAATTACTGCGGATCCGGACAAAAAAAAAACGGTCTGGAAAAAGGAACATTGACAGGGGTAAGATCCTCGCTTTAAAGAAAGCGGGTTGGAAGGTGAAGGATATTGCGGAAGATATGGGGTTGGAAGCATCGACTGTATCACAGGTCCTCTGGCAGGAGAACCGGAAAGCAAAGCAAGTGGGGAAAGATGAGAACGCGCTGTTATAAGTGTTTTGGAGCGGCGATGGATGATTGTAAAGATTGTGAAAGGATATATGCCATGACAGTACAGGAATATCAGGATAAAGCAAGACGGACACAGGCGCAGGGATTGAATCAGGAAGAGAGAATGCTTCATGCAGCTCTGGGCCTGACATCGGAAGCCGGTGAGGTGTCCGGGATCCTGCAGAAGAAATATCAGGGTCATCCGGTTGACCGGGATCATCTGATTAAGGAACTGGGTGATTGCCTTTGGATGATCGCGGAAGCGTGCGACGCTATTGACGTTCCGATGGAATACGTGATGGCAGTCAACATTAAGAAGCTGGAAGAGAGGTTCCCGGAAGGGTTTTCTGCTGAGAAATCGCTACACCGGAAAGAAGGAGACATCTGAGAATGAGCGGAACGGATATCCGGAAGAACGGTTCAGGATACAGAGACGATACAGCTTTTAGGGCGATTTGTAATGTAACACGGGAAGAAAGGAAAGCAAGGAGGCATGGTAACGCTAATATTCAGGCTCTTAGGCCTGGTCATAATCATAACGATAATAGCGCTGTGGATAAGCGCAATGATCGCACCGACAATGCCGGATAGTTGGGACGAAGACGCAGGCAGGTTTATCCCTTGCTCGGATTGCTGCTGGAAATGTGATGATGATTATTCCCTTTTCGGAGAGCCGGGACCGGGCTGCAAAAGTTGTCCGTTTTGTCATAAGCCGGGAAATAATACAGTCGAATGAAGTTGTCTGTCTGATTGACAGATGATTTCTTTTGACTTATAATCGAAAGAGAGTTGAACGAAATCGACTCACGCTCTTAACCGGCAGTTAAAGGAGAGGCGATGCATGAAACTACAGTATGACCGACAGCTCACTATTTCAGTAGGGAACAGTCGGAAGGACATGAATTGGAAACCACAAACACTGACGATCGGTGAGTTGTGGGAAAGACTCAAAGTACCGGCAAGGGGTACGGAAACCATATCTCAATACCTTGCACTCAAAAAGGCGCAGCAGGACGAACTGAAGGACGTTGGCGGTTTTATGGCCGGTACACTGAGCGGCGGCAGGCGTAAAGCCTCCGCCGTTACCGGCAGGGATGTGGTCACGCTGGACTTTGATACCATTCCAGCCTATGGCACGGAAGGCGTGCTGAAGGCAGCCGATAACCTGGGCTGCGGGTATGCCGTTTATAGTACCAGAAAGCATATCGAGACAGCGCCGCGCCTGAGATTACTTTTCCCTCTGGATAGAACAGTATCGGCAGATGAGTATGAACCGATTGCCCGGTGGATGGCTGCACAGATCGGCATTCAGATGGCGGATCCTACCACGTTTGAACCGTCACGCCTTATGTACTGGCCTTCCTGTAGCGTGGACAGCGACTATGTATTCAAGTACAAGGACGCGCCACTTGTGAAGGCCGACGGCGTGCTGAACAGCTACACAGACTGGCGGGACTTCTCATCCTGGCCGCAGGTTCCCGGAGCTGTCAGCTATCAGCGCCTTGCTACAAAGCAGGGTGATCCGGATACAAAACCGGGTGTCGTGGGCGCTTTTAACCGGGCATACGGGGATGTCTATACCGTCATGGACAAGGTTATCCCTGGTATCTATGATCCGGTTGACGGAGATCCGAACAGATTCACGTATCTGGGCGGCAGCACGACAGGCGGCGCGGTGGTGTACGACAACGGAAAGTTCTTGTATTCCCATCATGCGACGGATCCGTGCGGCGGAAAGCTGGTCAACTGTTTTGATCTGGTACGCCTTCACAAGTTTGGTGACAAGGACGATGAGGCAGCGGCCGGCACTCCGAATAACCGTCTTCCGTCCTATCTGGCCATGTGTGAGTTCGCGGTTGCGGATCCCTTGTGTTCTGCACTGATGGCGAAGGAACGCCACGAAGAGGCCATGAAGGATTTTGACGGCGTTGGGGCAGATAATCACGATGACCCGGCCAACTGGATGCAGAAGCTCGATCTGAACGCCAAATCAGGCCTTGTAAAGCCTACCATTGACAACATTCTCATAATCCTTGACAACGATCCGATGCTGAAGAAAAAGTTCGCACTGAATCAGTTTGCAGGGCGCGGGGAGATCCTGGGGCAGCTTCCCTGGTCGAACGATAAGACGCGCCGGCTGTGGTCCGATACGGACAGCAACGGCCTTTACTGGTATCTGGAAAAGGCCTACCAAATCACCGGCAGAGGGAACATTGACGCGGCGCTGGATATTCACGCAGCCACGCACGCATTCAATGAGGTGCAGGATTATCTGAAGAGTCTGGAATGGGACGGTGTGCCGCGTCTGGACACGCTCTTTATCGACTATCTGGGGGCGGAGGATGACGCGGCGGGATACTGCAGGGCAGTGTGTCGGAAGTCCTTCACGGCGGCCGTAGCGCGTGCCATGGAGCCGGGTTGTAAGTTCGATAACATGCTGATTCTTTGTGGTCCGCAGGGCATCGGAAAGTCAACCATATTAGACCGCATGAGTCACGGCTGGTTCAATGACAGTATCCGGACGTTTGAAGGCAAGGAAGCGGCGGAGCTGCTGCCGGGTGTCTGGATCGTGGAGGTGGCGGAGCTGGATGCATTTCGGCGGACGGACGTTGCCCGTATCAAACAGTTCCTCTCACTGAGATCTGACAGGTACAGAGCAGCATACGGACGGAACATGAAGGAACAGCCACGGACATGCATCTTCTTTGGAACCTGTAACCAGATGGACTTCCTGCAGGATACGACAGGAAACCGGAGGTTCTGGCCGGTGGACGTGGGGAAAAAGCTACACCCTAAGAATGTATGGAAGGATCTGACCGATGAAACGGTAGCGCAGGTCTGGGCGGAAGCAAAAGTCAGATGGCAGATGGGTGAACAGCTCTATCTCACGGGTGATCTGGAAGAGGCCGCAAAGGAACATCAGGAGCAGCACAGAGACACTTCACCGTGGGAAGGCATGATACATGAATTCATGGCAAAGCCGGTTCCGGATGACTGGTTGAAATGGGATCTGGACAGGCGGCGCGACTTCTGGGCGGCAAACGTGAAGGGCAGTTATAACCTGGTTCCCCGTGATCGGATAACAGCTATTGAAGTATGGTGCGAAATGTTCATGGGGAGAAAAAACGATATGAAAGCTAATGATCGGAAGGAAATAAATGCGTGTTTGGCGAATGCAAAGGGCTGGATCCGGGCAGATAAGCCGTTTTATGCAGGAATACCCTATGCGACGCAGAGAGGGTTTATTTCCAATATGACAGGCGTTCAGGCGGCATATAACCAAATTACAAACGGATGTAATATCCCGTAATATTGCGTAATTTTGTAATGCGGTTGTCTTACAAAATTACAGGATATTACAAACGTTGTAATCTCGGAAAGCCTTATTTTATCAGGGTTTCAAGAGAATATTACAAAATTACAATTATTTCTATAGAGGTATAGAAATAGAGAGAACAGGGGGTATATGTACTCCCTGTCCCGCCTAATCGCAACACGTCTATAACGCGCGCGCGAAAGTGTAATTGTTCATTCCGGAAATCGGATTTTGCGGTTATGGGGGACGAGCGCGAACCGTGTGCAGGTGTTCACTCTTACGCGCGGGGAATTTTTCGACGGGAGGCCGGCAGGGATGGCAGAGAAGGATATTGAACGGAAACTGAAGAAGCGCGTCGAGGCGCTGGGCTGTATGTGCCTGAAGTTTGAGAGTCCGGGTTATACGGGAGTACCTGACCGGATCGTTCTCATGCCGGGAGGCGAGGCGTTCTTTGTGGAGCTGAAAGCACCTGGGAAGAAGGAACGGCCCCGGCAGGAATACGTACAGCAGCAGTTCCGGAATCTCGGATTTATCGTAGTCAGTTCAGTAGACAGCGAGGACGGCATCAATCGGGTTGTCGCACTGATCGAGTCTTATTTGCAGAGGGAACAGTTTTGAAAGAGTATAAGCCGCACAGATATCAGCAATATGTTACAGAGAAGATGATAGAGCTTCCCTTCATGGGTGCATGGCTGGACATGGGACTGGGAAAGACGGTCTGCACGCTGACGGCGCTACACAGCCTGAAGTATTACCGGTTCTGCATCCGGAAAGCTCTTGTCATCGCACCGAAAAAGGTTGCTGAGAATACATGGTCCGCAGAGGCGGCAAAATGGGAGCATCTGAAGGATCTGAGAGTGTCGGTTGTCCTGGGATCCGCAAAGGAACGGTTGGCGGCCCTGAAGGTGACCGCTGACGTTTATGTCATCAATCGGGAAAATACACAGTGGCTTGTCAAGCTGTACGGGAATAAGTGGCCGTTTGACGTGGTTGTCCTGGATGAAAGCAGTTCTTTCAAAAGTCATCAGGCAAAGCGCTTCAAGGCGCTGAAAGCGGTTCGGCCTCATATCGGCAGACTGATAGAGCTGACTGGCACACCGTCCCCGCATGGCCTTATGGATCTGTGGGCGCAGGTGTATTTACTGGATGGAGGGGAGCGCCTGGGAAAGACGATCTCATGTTATCGGGAAATGTACTTTGTGCCGGATAAGCGCAGCCGTACAACGATATTCTCATACGCGCCGAAGGACGGCGCGGCGGATGCGATATACAGACAGATACAGGATATCTGTATCAGCATGAAGTCAGAGGATTATTTACAACTGCCGGATATGGTCATTGATGATATTCCGGTTGCCCTGGATCCGAAGGCAAAGAGAGCCTATACAGAGCTTGAAAAGACCATGCTTTTGACTGTAGACGAAGACCAGCTTGTCACGGCAACGACGGCGGCCACACTGACCGGGAAGCTGCTGCAGCTGTGCAATGGGGCAGTGTATGACGAAAACGGGGATGTTCTGGAAGTCCATGACTGCAAACTGGAAGCATTCATGGAGACGATAGAACAGCTGAACGGACAGCACGCACTTGTCTATTATTACTTCAAGCATGATCGGGAAAGACTTCTTACGGCCCTGGGAAAAACGGGGTTGCGCGTGCGCGTGTATATGGGGGCGCATGATGAGAAGGACTGGAACGCGGGAAAGATTGACATATTATTGGCGCAACCGGCCTCATGCGGTTACGGTCTGAATCTGCAGGACGGCGGTCATCATGTAATATGGTTCGGCCTGACGTGGAGTCTGGAAGAGTACCAGCAGGCAAACAAACGCCTTCACAGGCAGGGGCAGCAGTTCCCTGTAATCATCCATAGATTGATTGTACAGGGCGGAACGGATGAGGATGTGATCCGGTCACTGGAAAGTAAAGACGGAGCGCAGGAGGCGTTACTTGCGGCCCTGAAAGCAAGAGTGGATAGAGCAAAGGAGGGGTTACCGGGATGATGTATTTGATGGCGGCTGTATTTGTCGGATGGACAATCGGAGTTGTCGCAATCGTGATTGACTGGCGGAAAGACTGCAAAGAGATTGGCAGGGAGAATCTTGCGGTTTCATTGGGAGAACGGTTACGGGCATTTTTCCTTTGTTTTGTCCTTCCTGTGATCCTGGGATTGCTGACCAGAAGAAAGGGGTAAGGTGATGAAATGTCCGTACTGTGGGGGCCGTATGGTCATTGAATACTTTGGCAGCTATGGGAACGTGTACCCGCTGAAAAAGGACGGGGAGCCGGGAAAGAAAAGAATACGGCGGTTCCTGTATGAAGAATCTGGGGATTATCCGTTGATTTACTGTCTGGACTGCAGGAGACCGAAGGAGGATGAAGCATGAAAGGTTTACGTCCATGCCCGTTTTGTGGCAGCGAAGTCAAAATAGTGATTCATAGCTATGGTGTGGCGAGTGTGATTGATTGTGGGAAATGCCATGCCCGGTTTATTTTCCCATGGAGCAAGACAGAAACAACAAACGATTTATGCGAGGTCTGGAATGAAAGAGTCGGAGAGCCTGAAGTATCAGGCAATAGGTGAAGAGCTGGCAGAGGGGTTAAGAGTTGGGGCATCAAAAACGAAGGATCCTAAATTGGAGCCGTGCCGATGCGGAAGGCCGGTAGAGGTCAACTATATAGCAGGCCTGGGGCGCGGTGTGATCGAGCATGTAAGCAATCCATTCAAGAGCAGCTATCCGACGTATTACATTCACTGTCCCGTGTGCAATCGGAATCTGTGCATCCGGATAACCAGAGGATCCGCAGTGGAGTACAGAGACAGAGCGCGGCGGAAGCTGATACGGAAATGGAATGCAGTCATGAGGTCGGATATCGATCTGATACCGGCAAATACAAAGAATGTGTGGGAGGTAACGAAGTGAGCTGGGCGATAAGGTTTTTCTACAGGGTAATACCGCTTTGTATCATCATGCAGACGTTCGCAATAATGTGGATGGCGTGGGTAATGACCAGAGTTGCAATGAGGAGGAGAAAGCGTGGCAGAAGAAAAGTCAGTCATCATAATGGGTGAGCTGTGGCGCATCAAAGAGGGGACAGAGGAAGAGTTTCCCGGATTGATCGGGGCGGACGGGTACACCGATTCAAGTATCAGATCGATTGTGATAGAGGCCACAATCACGCATGATACGGATCCGGCGGCAAAGGCCAATTTGGAAGAGTACAAGAAACAAGTCATCAGACATGAAATCATTCACGCCTTCCTGTATGAGAGCGGGTTAGAGGGTAACACGAACAAGAGTAAGAATTGGTCGCAGAATGAAGAGATGGTGGACTGGATCGCTATTCAGTTCCCGAAGATCCTGAAGGTATTCAAATCACTGAACGTGCTGTAGGAGGTAGAGGAATGTCAGCAAACGTAAATCCGGAAGATAACGAAAGATGGCTGTCAGATGGTAACTGTACATACTGCAGACGGAAGAAATACTGCAGCAAGGCCTGTACAGCACAGAAGAGGCGGAAAGAGGCAATTATACGGGCTATGGTCCGCAATATGACCGGCATAGGGCAGCTGAAAAAAGCGGTAGAGGGAAAGCTGAATGAGAGCATCTGAAGAGGTAAAAGCATTCCTGGATTTTATCAGAGAAGCAGAGCCGCGTTACATGCTTGCCCTGGAAGCGATGAAGACCGAAGAGAAGCGGACGCAGGACTTTCTTCACGCTATCGAGTTTGAACCACATGCAGGGGAACGAAGCAAGATAGCAACGAAGATGAGGGCAAGCCGGATAGCACGGCGGGAGAATAAGGACATCGTGGAAGAGCTGGAACCTATCATTGACTTTCTGAGCGTACAGAGCAACAAGAAGGCCATTGACCAGCTCACACAGCTATTAGGCAGGATCCGGAAAGTGGAAAAGTACCACGAGAACCGGTCCTATCATCCGAGGGTGGAGAGGTGACCATGGACAGGAAGAAATACTACAAGCTGATAACAGACATGCGCGAGGCGGCGCGGCTGGCGCTACACACTGCGGAGGACCGGACATTGGTCTGTGAGCTGTGCGGCCTGAAGCTGACACAGTGTGCGAATGAGTTTGAAAAGCTGCTGCGGAAACTGGCAGATCAGGAGGATGACGGGAAATGAAATCAGCGGGTTGTTCATGTGCGACGATAACAGATCAATGGCATGGTTACGAGTGTGAGGTAACCGGCGGCGCTTGTGTCTTCCTGAGACCAAATAGTAAAGCGTGTGCAGAGATCTATGGAGAAGGCCCGGACGCATGGCCTGATGATTCAGAAGAAGAAGAAACAGAGGATTGATTATGTGCGTGAGGATCTGTGAGTGTTCGCGGTGCGGACGGAAAAGGCGGTGCCGGAATTGTAGTTGGATAGGGGCAGCCCTGGCACAGATGACAAAACACGGCGCGGACATCACAGCATCCGTAATGTGCAGGACAGGTGACGGTGTGCAATGGTGTCCGGGCTTCATACAAAGGGGAGGTAAGCAGAATTGACCATCAAAGAGTTATCACAGCTCTATTACCTTAACCGGGAAATAGAGGACTGTCAGAAGAAACTGGAAGAACTGGAATCACAGAGAGGTGTCAGCGCGGTCATGATCGATGATATGCCGCACGGTAAGGGACCGGCGAAAAGCAGGGTTGAACAGCTGGCACTGGAAATTGTGGATCTGAAAGCAATCATACATGCAAAGCAGATCGAATGTATCCATGAGCGGAACCGTTTAGAACGGTACATAGCAGAGATACCGGATTCATTGACACGTCAGATCTTTGAATACCGTTTTGCAAATTGCCTTCCTTGGCATCAGGTAGCATTGCACATCGGTGGTGACAATACAGCGGACAGCGTGAGAATGGCCTGTAAGAGATACCTTGAAAAAGTGGCAGGCTGAAGGTTGTTCGTTTTGTTCGGTCAGTCTGTGATATGCTTTATCATGGAATTCGTATGATACGGAGTGGGAGTTGCCTCCGCTCCCGGCCGGCAGAGTGTTCTCCGTAACATGCACATAGAATTTCCAACAGGGCCTCTGGCGCGTGGTAAGCACACGTCAGGGGTCTTTTCAATGGTGGAGGTGAAGAACATGTCATATAGACAGCAGCGGGACTATGAGAACCTGAATAAAGCGATATTCGATGGAGTGGGTGAGTATGACATTCCGGTCATCGAACCAGACAGTCCGCAGGTTGATAACTGGATCAGTTTCAACTATGCGAAAGGGTGCGAGGAACCGGAGATACACGGCATCCACTTTTTCATTGACGATTATCAGTTTGTCCGTGTCTGGAAGCAGCCGGATGTTTACCTGGATATGCTGAGAAAGTTTCAGGCAGTATGCACGCCTGACTTTTCCACGTATACAGACTTTCCGAAGACGATACAGCTGTATAACCACTATCGGAAGCACTGGTTAGGTGCGTACTGGCAGATGAACGGGATCCGGGTGATACCTACCATCAGCTGGGCGGATCGGGACAGCTACGAATGGTGTTTTACCGGTGAGCCGGAAGGCTACACGGTCGCGGTCAGTAGCGTTGGAACGCAGGGCAGTCAGGAGACACGACAGTTATTTCTGGACGGATATCGGGAAATGATGACCAGGCTGCAGCCGCAGAGGATCATCATGTATGGCAACGTACCGGATGAATGCCAGGGAAATATTATTCCCGTCAAAGCGTTTCAGCAGAAATGGAGGAATGGCTAATGGGCGGTCGTGGGGCAAGTTTTACCACAGCCAGAGAAATAGTCGGACAGTATGAGTTGACGGATATAACCGACAGTAAATCAAAGATTGTCAGTTTCTTCCGTGACATTGATAAGAACGGCGGTATTCGAGTTGATGAAGAGGCCGGAAAGATCAAAGTCACGAAGTCAGCAATGCAGAAGGCACGGGATCTGGCAGATGAGCTTTCTGAAAGAATGGTCGAAAGGGATGAACAATCCCTGAGAGATTACAGAGATATCCGTCAGATAATGAATGGTGAGTATTCGATCAGCGATCAGGACCGCAGTAACATTCCTGATTTCAATGCTTATGTCCGGTCGAGTGAGAATTTCATAAAGATCCGGCGCAATGGTATGAGCATTGACACAGCATATCAGGAACTTGCGTCCATGTATCCATATTACTTTGATGCAGACCGGGTAACCAATCCTGCGGATCAGCTGCAGGACATTAACCGTGTCCTGGCAGATCTGAAGAACAGCACGCGACAGATACCGCGTGAATACCGGCAGGAAGCGGCGGATGACTTGCGAACTACCATTATCCGGGGTTATATCGCACTGCAGTACAGGAAGGGGCGCAGGACGGCATGACGGAGAAAAGCAAGACTGATATCAGCAAGGCAGTCGAAACGGTGATGAGAAAATGCGGTGTAACTATTCCTGACAGGATAAAAGAGTATACCGTAGAAGAGGAAGATGACAAAACGGTTGAAAAAAGTTGACTGTTTACACAGGAGGTGCTATCATGGGAGGTAGAGGAAGTGGAAGCGGATTAAAACAAAGCGACGGCCCTCGTGGAGGTGGCGGCGGTGATACAAAATGGAATCAGCCGAATACGCCACAAATGCGGCCGCCGGCCCCGAATATCAGAGGGGTCATAGGCGCGAAAGGCAAGCCTATATCCGCCACACAAGCAGTTAAAAGCATCAATCCTTTCAGAGATGCTGAGTATGGCGATTACAGCGAGAATTGCCAGCGTTGCGTTGTTGCTTTTGAGCTGAATCGAAGAGGTTACAAAGTAGAGGCAGAAGCGACGTGGGAGAATGATACATACCCGCGTGGAAACCATTGGCTGTCCGCATTTAAAGGCGGAAAGCTGGAAGATGTTGGCGCTCGTAACACAGCGGCGATCAATAAAAACATTCTTTCAAAAATGGGATCTTGGGGTGAAGGTTCCAGGGCTATTGTCAAAGTACAGTATCCCGGAGGCAATTCAGGGCATGTATTCAATGTTGAATACCATCGGGGAAAACTTTATTATTACGACGCTCAAACCGGCGTTTCGTATAAAAACCGAACGGTGTTTGACCATGTTGTAAAGGGTAACGTCCAAATCGTTAGAAGCGATAATCTTGATATTGCCGATAATGTTAGGGATATGGTGAGAAAGCGCAGGTAAGGTAACCAGTTAGGAGGCAAACATGGGGACTAAAGAAGCTATCGAAAAAGCCAAAAAATTAAATCCAAATTATAACAAGTGTGTTGAGCATTCAAACGCGTGGGCATTTAGCCGTGACGATGATGAAGAACGCGTCGGAGGGCCGGATGCAGGTATCGTTATCATGAAAGATGACGGGCGCGTGCTTAGAATGTACGAGTATTACATGACAGATCTTGGTGAGAGTGAAATCATAAGCGAACAGAAGATCTGACACAGAAAGGCGTAAAATGGGCGGTAGAGGCGGTTCATTCACCAGTGTTGGTGAAAGCATCGCATACAGAAACGCCTTAAATGCAGCGGAAAACGGGATAAAGCGTGATAGGGTTGAAACAGCTATCCTTCTGGACAAAGACGGGAATACCATTTTCACCGAGTCACAGGGCAGTGCTGATTCGGTACAATTCTCACCGGATCAGTTCAATCAAATGAAGGACGGCACGCTCACGCACAATCATCCGAGTGGATCAACCTTCAGTTGGCAAGATCTTGACTTGCTGGTGCGAAGTGGATTGAAAGAGATCCGCGCCACATCTGCAAACAGGACGTATCGAATGATAGACCTTGGAGGATCCTTCTCTGGAAAAGGAAATTTTCCACAGGATTTCTTTAACGCTTATCAGGCCAACAAAGCTGTATGCGATGCGAAATATCAGAAGATCGAAAACAATTACAATTCAGGAGCCATATCATACAATGAGTATGCTGACCAGTGTTCAAACCTCAATAAAGAGCTGAACATGATGAACAGTAAATGGTTAAGGTCAAATGCTCGATTGTATGGATACAGGTATGAAATGATCGGGAGGAACTGATATGCCTAAAACAAAAGACGGCGGATATTTATTACATGAACCGGATGCAGCGGCCGGCCCGTATGCTCCGAAGGCAAAAGAAGAGGAAAAGAAGTCCGGAAAGGGTAAAAAACCCGGAACGGTGAAGAGATCAGGAAACAAGCGAACAGGAAAGAAGTAAAACCCTCTACCACATACGGCGGAGGGTTTCTTTATGCCCTGAGAAAGTGAGGTATGCCGTATGGCGTTCGCAAAGGGGAATCAGTACGGCAAAAAGCCGAAGTATAAGACACCCGAAGAAATACAGGAAAAAATAGATGCATACTTTGAGGAGTGTAAAGGTACACTCCTTGAAGATCATAACGGAGATCCGATCATTGACAGGTGGGGCAATCCGGTATATCTGGACAGGAAGCCGCCCACGGTCACGGGGCTGGCGCTTGCCCTGGGATTTAAAACGCGCCGCGCCTTAATGCTCTATCAGGCAAAGAAAGAGTTCATGGACGTGATACTGGAAGCGAAGTCCCGGATAGAGATGTACAACGAAGAACAGCTCTTTTCCCGCGACGGGTCCAGAGGCGCACAGTTCTCTCTGCAGCATAACTTCCAGGGGTGGCAGGAAGAGAAGGAAGACGATAAGAAAGGTGCAGCGGTCAATATCATCAATGATATTCCGAAGGGGACTGTCACGGTGAACACGGACACGGCGGTGTTCAATGCATTGCAGAAGCCGGAGGATGAAGCTACACAGGATGCCGGCGAAGAGTAACCTTTCCGGGGTTCGTCTCACAGACCTGATAGCCCCGGCGTTCTATCCCGTGTACTGGGACGTAAGAGAGGGGAACCATACATATTACGATCTGTACGGCGGTCGAGGATCCACAAAATCATCCTTTATCAGTCTGGACCTGGTAATGGGTATCATGGAGGATCCGGCAGCGAATGCAGCTGTCTTCCGTAAAGTGGCAAGCACTATCGGGACATCTGTATTTGAACAGGTTTTGTGGGCGATCAATGCGTTAGGTGTGGAAGAACTGTGGAAGACCACAACCAATCCATACAAGGCCACGTATAAACCGACGGGGCAGGTTATATTATTCCGAGGCCTGGATAAAGCCAAAAAGCTGAAGTCCATCAAAGTATCACGCGGATATCTGAAATATCTGTGGTTTGAAGAACTTGACGAGTTTTCAGGCGAAGAAGAGATCCGATCTGTACAGCAGTCAGTCCTCCGAGGCGGCCCGAAATACGTTGTATTCAAGTCCTTCAACCCGCCGATCAGTAAATCAAACTGGGCGAATAAATACGTCCTGAAGCCGCACAGAGGCGCGTACAGGCACAAATCCTGTTATCTGGATGTGCCGCGTGACTGGTTAGGACAGCAGTTCTTTGATGATGCGGAAGATCTGAAGAACACGAATTATCGTGCCTATCAGCATGAGTACCTGGGGGATGCCGTCGGAACTGGCGGTGAAGTCTTTGACAACCTGGAAATCAGGGCAATCACTGACGCGGAGATTGCGAGTTTTGCCAATATTTACATGGGTATTGACTGGGGCTGGTTCCCGGATCCGTACCACTGGGGCAAAATGAACTATGATGCAGCCCGTAGGACCTTATACATCTACGATGAAATGCGGTGCTGGAAGACATCGAATGCAGAGACCTGGAACCGGCTTGTTATGCAGCACGGCGTAACGAGTCAGGATCTTATCACTGCGGATTCTGCGGAAAAGAAATCTGTCGGAGACTATCGTGATTATGGCTCTCTGTGCCGGCCGGCAATCAAAGGTCCGGACAGTGTGCGGTATGGTATGAAATGGCTGCAGTCTTTAGTAAAGATTGTCATTGATCCGTACCGATGCCCGTATACGGCGCAGGAGTTTACAGAGTATGAGTATGAACGGACAGACGATGATGAGATAATCAGCAGCTATCCGGATGCAAATAACCATAGCATTGATATGACCAGATATGCTATGGAACGCGTATATAAGCGCAAAGGCCAGTAATGAAAAAACAGCCCTGGCAAGGGCTGAGAGGATTGCAGTTGTCATGGAGCAGCTGCGGGATAGCGGTAGGCGTAGGGGCCGCTATTATTTGGGTGAGTGTGCCGAGAGGCGAAGGCAGCGGACTGTAAATCCGTGACAGAGAAACACCGGTGGTTCGATTCCACCTTCACCCACGATGCCCTCCGAGGTCTGCGGACCGGCGGTGAAAGCTCATTCTTTTTGGAGATTATGAGAAAGGCTACACAGTAAAAAGAGTTTTACTTTTCCCGTCGTTGTGGTAGAATCTTTTTATCACAATATGAGGGAGGCGTTTATAGTGGCAAACTATGTAACGATCACGTCAGATAAGAGCAAAAAGACAGCTTATCTGATTTGCCTCTTTACCGGAATGTTCGGCGGTCATTACTATTACGTCGGGCGAACGATGAGAGGATTACTTGCAACATTCACTTTGAATTTTGCATTCATCGGTTGGATTCTGGATCTCCGGAAGATCCGGAAAGGAAAATTCAAAGACAATGTTGGTCAATATTTGAGGCAGTGATAATCACATCAAAAGCAGAGCAGAAATGCCCTGCTTTTTTCATGCAGAAAATGAGGTGAGGACGATTGAATATCTTCACGGGCCTTATGGCAAAAATACGGGAGGTGTTAAGACGATTGATCCCATATAGAAACATAGAGCAGGTGGAGAATATCGAAACTCCCCTGTCAACAGATATGACGAACGCCCTTGACCTGTGGTACAAGCTGTATCTGAATCAGGCGTACTGGTTAGGCGGCGAAGCGAATGTGAAATCTTTGAACCTTCCGGCTTTTATCAGTTCCGAGATTGCACGTCAGATTGTGCTTGAAATGAAATGGAATATCACCGGCAAGGATGCCAACGGGAACACGCAGAACGATGACGGCGATGACGTGATGAATCCGCGTGCGGAATACCTGAAGGCAGAATTTGAAAAGTTAATATCGGTCCTGCGGCTGAAGCTGGAACAGGGATGTGCTGCCGGCGGCATGGTTATCAAACCGTATCCGAATGTAGATGATGGACATCTCTATTTTGACTGGGCAATGGACTGGGGTATTTATCCTCTGGCCTTTGACGATGACGGGAATCTGTCAGACTGTATCATTCCGGATATCTTCCGGGATGGGAAAACAATCTATACCCGCCTGGAACGTCATACGGTCAAAGGGAAAGACGTAGAAATCACGCAGAGGGCTTTTAAATCGACCGTAGAGGACAGTCTGGGCATGGAAATCAGTCTGTCAGACGTGGAGAGATGGAGCAGCCTGCAGGAAAAGGCGATTGTGAAAGACTCTGAAGGTCCGCTTTTTGGCTGGTATAAGGTGGCAGCGGCAAATAACGTAGACATTGACAGCCCCCTGGGGGCTTCCGTATTTGCCAAAGCCATTGACGTGATAAAGGAAGCGGACATGCAGTATTCCCGCCTTCTCTGGGAGTATGAAGGGTCCGAGCTTGCGATTGACGTAGATCCGACAGCCCTGAGACCGAAACGGGCAGAGGGCGGCGGCGTGGAAATGCCGAAGCTGAATCAGCGCCTCTTCCGTGCGGTTGACATTGATAAGGGTGACCGCGATCTGTACGATGTGTTTTCTCCGAATATCCGTGATGCGAGTATCCTGAATGGCCTGAATCAGCTCATGATCCGTATTGAGGATCTGTCCGGGCTGTCCCGTGGAACGCTGTCAGATGCCAATGTAGAGGCACGGACAGCAACGGAAATGAAAATCATCAAACAGAGATCCTATACCACGATAGCAGACAACCAGGCAGCCCTGGAACGGTGTCTGAAGGATGTTGTCCGGGTTATGAACAAATACGCCACTGTTTACCATCTGGCTCCGGAGGGTGACTATGATGTGTCTTTTGAGTGGGACGATTCGATTCTGACCGATACGGACGCGGAAATGCAGGAACGGCTTATGATGCTGAATGCCGGCATTATCAGCAAGGCAGAATTCCGTGAATGGTATTTTGGGGAGACGAAGGCACAGGCCAAAGCCGCTATTGAAAGCATAAGCGACGAAAAGGCCGCAGACATGCAGGCCATGATGCCGCAGCAGACAGACCAGACAGAGAACGGAGGAAATGGCGGCGGTCCGCTTCCCACACCCGCAGGCGGTGATGAAGAGTGACACAGGCAGAACTTGAAAAGAAAGTCGATATAATCATGCAGCGTTTCGATGAGGTAAACGCTTTTTTTATTGCCAAAGTAGCAGACCAGGTTATGAGAGTGGGGAAGCTCATACCTTCCACCATGAACATAATTTCTGTTATGGCAAGTATGAATGAGGATATCGCGGCGATCAATCAGAAGATTGCGGCAGCACTGAGAATGAGTATCCCGGATCTGTATGACCTGTACAACGATGCCATGCAGAGCCATTACAGGGATCCGCGTTTTGTACGGGCGCTGCAGGAAACGCCTTTGACGGACAGCGCGAAAGCCAGGATCCGGCATTTTACGGAAGCGGTCAGCAGACAGACGGCCGGAACCATGATAAACCTGTCAAACACTACAATAGCGTCCAATGTATACCGGCATACCGTCGATAATGCGATCCTTGCAGTCAGCAGCGGATTGACTGATTACAGGTCAGCTACACGGCAGAGCATTAGGGACCTGGGACACAATGGCCTGCAGATGCAGTATCCTTCCGGGTATCACAGACGGCTGGATACTGCTGTCCGACAGAATATCATAGACGGCGCGAACCAGATTGCACAGCAGGGGTCAATCCTGATGGGGGAAGAGTTGGGCTATGATGCCTATGAGCTTTCCGCGCATGTACGATCAGCGCCGGATCATGAACCGATACAGGGCAGAGTGTTCCTGATTGCAGAGTTTGAGAAGCTGCAGAATCAGCAGCCCTTTGAAGACGTTGACGGGAACCAGTACGAAGCAATCCGCCGGCCTATCGGTGAGTGGAACTGTATGCATATCGCTATGGCCTTCTCTACGAAGTATTCAAAGCGGCAGTATACAGACGCACAGCTCAAAAAGTGGGCAGATGACAATGAGAAGGGCTGCATGATAGGCGGAAAGCACTATACCACCTATGAGGCGGCACAGCTCATGAGACAGATTGAAACACAGGTCCGGCGGGAGAAGGATACAGCCAATGCCGCGAGAATTGCCGGTGACGATGTTCTCCGGAGAGAATGCCAGATCCGGATCAATAACCTGGCAAGGAAGTATCAGGAAGTTGTTCAAGCATCAGGCTTGAAAGCCCGAAAAGAGCGCATGAGCGTGGAGGGCTTCAGGATGGTTAAAGTATAAAGGAGGCACACATGGAATTCAGAGAAGCATTCAAAGCAATGAGAGCGGGTAAGAAGGTTCGTCTTCCGAGTTGGTCCGGTTACTGGGCGTGGGAGAACGGCACAATTATGATGCACTGTCATGACGGGAAGGTGCTGGACATCCGAAACACGGACGATCCTGCATACACCTTTACAAACATCGCGTCTTCCGCCTGGAAGATTGTTGGTGAGATGACCGATCTGAAAGATACGGCAGCGGCCATGGTATCTGCTGACTACAAAGAGCGGTTCAAAGCAGAGTATTACCAGACCGTCATCCGGTTCAAAAAGCTGATGGTAATGCTGAAAAAGTGGGATGCTGGAAAACTGGACTTCACACCGACCTGCTGCAGAGGTATCTATAATCTTCAGATCCGTGCTATGGCTGACTATATTGCAGCCCTGGAAGCACGCGCACAGATCGAAGGCATTAAGTTGGAGGGATGAGAGATGCAGGAAAAAGCAAGACAGATTGTGATGGAATATTTCAACAGTCATGCTGATGTGACCGACGGCGTACAGATCAGCATGGAGGACGTGTATGTTGTCTGGTTCAGTAAGACGCTGCAGAACTGGAAAGCTCTGGTAAGCACTAAGGTTCCGGATAACAAATATTATGAGCTTACCTACAACGGGGACAAGGGCGAAACCTATGTTGACGTTTACGTGAAACTGGACAACCAGGTTGTGAAGGATTGAGGAGGGCAGGAACATGAGAAAGTTCATAAATCTCAGCGCTCCGTGGGTCCTTTTTTACAGAGAGATAGAAGCCCTGTTTAAAGAGGATCCGGCTGTCAGGGTTGAATATGATGAGGCCAATCAGACGATCAGGCTGTATGTGGAAGGCGAAGAAAAAGCGGACGCGCTGGCGCAGTTGCTTCCGACAGTGAGGACATTCGGAGATGTCGTGGTAAAGGTGGCGGTCATTCCGGCCAACTTAAAGGGTCCTTCCAAGCTGCAGTTGTTTCAGAAAGCATTTGAGGGCAATCCTGCACTTGCATTTATTCAGGGCGGCAGCAGTGGTGTTTTTGATCTCAACTATGTGGTGTTTAAGAGTAAAGTTGTTCAGTTCAAGAGTGATGATATCGGGGATGTGAACGGCCTGACATCTACTCTGTATCAGAACATCGCAAAGGATCTTTTTGAGGATGTCCGCGGAATATTCTTCTGCACGGAAATTGCAGAATGAAGCAGCAAATCTGCACATTATGTGCCGGTTTTTGTAAAAATTCCGCAAAAATCGGGGTTAAAACTCTGAAAAACATAATTTTGTTGATAAGCCTCTGAGAAATCAGGGGCTTTTCATATATCTACTACCCGGCGTTGCAGGGATATAAATGCGACGGTTCAGCCATACCGCTGAGTGGCAGCGGAAATACAAATTAAATCAAGCATGAACGACAGGAGGAACAGACATGGAATTTTTGAAAGCACTTTTCGGAGATGAAGCATTGACCTATGACCAGCTTGCGGCAAAGGTGGCAGAGGGCAAACTGAATGTTGTCAATATTGCGGACGGGTCCTACGTGAGCCGGAACAAGTTTGATGACACAGTGAACGGCCTGAAATCTCAGGTAACTGACCTTCAGGGGCAGATAGCGCAGAGAGACACCGATCTTGCCGGCCTGAATGAACAGCTCACAGCTGCACAGGCGGACGCTGGACAGCTTGCAGAAGCTCAGAAACAGCTTTCCGCGCTGCAGTCCAAGTATGACAAGGACAGTAAGGCGTGGGAGGCAAAGAACGCACAGCAGGCCTATGAATATGCTGTCAGAAGCAAGGCCGGTGAACTGAAGTTCACGAGCGCGGCAGCAAAGAAAGACTTTATCAGGGAGGCCATTGCACAGGGATTCAAGATGGATGGCGATACGCTGATGGGCTACACAGACTTTGTGGCGAAGTACCAGGAGAATGATCCGGGTGCATTCGTGAAAGAAACGCCTGCAGCAGATCCGAAACCGGCGGATCCGACTCCTACGATTGTGCTTCCGGGAAAGTCCAATCCTAACCCTCATAAGATGTCTCTGGCGGAAGCTATGAAGGCAAAAAATGAAAACCCGAACATGGAAATCAATTTTGAAAGCTGATTTCCGCTGATTACCAGAAAGGAGAATAGAAATGCCTGGTATTTTTGATAACAAACTTTTCAATGCAGAGGTATTCCAGAAGTACGTTGATCGTATCCCGAACCTCAACAGAAACGAGCTGATTCGCTCTCGTGCGGTACGTCCGAGACCGGATCTTGCTGCAGCTATGGCCGATCAGGTGGGCGGCAACTATCTGACCACTCCGCTGTATGGCCTCATCAATGGCGCTGAAGTCCAGAACTATGACGGTAACACTGACATCGATTCCAATGAGACTGTGACCTTCAGTCACTCCCGTGTCGTTGTCGGCCGTGCGCAGTCCTGGGTTGAGCGTGATTTCAGTTACGATATCACCGGAGGCGTTGACTTCCTGGAGAACGTGGCACAGCAGATCGCTGAATACTGGGAGGAAGTCGATCAGGCTACGATCGTTCACATCCTGAACGGTGTGTTTGCTATGACCGATACCGAAGGTAAGAAGTTCGTCGATGGCCATACCCTGGACATCACTGCGAAGGAGAACAGTGAGGGTGTTACCGGTGTAATGGACGGAACTACTCTGAATATCGCTATGCAGCAGGCCTGCGGTGATAACAAGGGTAAGTTCTCCCTGGCTATCATGCATTCCTTTGTCGCGACGAACCTTGAAAACCTGAGACTTCTGGCCTATCTGAAGTACACGGACGCTTCCGGTATGCAGCGTGACCTTGCTATCGGTACGCTGAACGGCAGAACCGTCCTCGTGGACGATAACATGCCGGTCAAGACTACCGGAACCGGTGCGGAAGCAAAGACCACCTATACCACCTATGTTCTGGGTGACGGCGCTATCGAGTACACCGATTGCGGCGCAAAGGTCCCGTATGAGACTGACCGTGATCCGGCCAAGAACGGCGGCCAGGATACCCTGTATTCCCGTCAGAGAAAGTGCTTTGCTCCGTATGGTATTTCCTTCACGAAGAAGAGCATGACTTCTCTGTCCCCGACTGATGCGGAACTGGAAAAGGGTCAGAACTGGGAGCTGGTAAACAGCACCGGAGACACCAAACAGTATATCGCTCACAAGGCTATCCCGATTGCACGTATCATTTCCCTGGGCTGATTGTCCAGGGATTTCTGCTGAAGACGGGAGGTGCTACACATGATGTACCTGACATACGAAGAGTACAAAGGATACGGCGGGGATCTCCCGGAAACGGATTTCATTCTGTTTGAGCATAGGGCAAGAAAGCGGATTGACTACTGGACAGACTGCCGTGTTCAGAACATGGCAGCAGTGCCGGAAGCAGTCAAGCTGTGCATGATGCAGATTATTAAGCTGGACGGAAAATTCGGTGTGGACGCGCAAACGGATAATCCGGTTGTCGCGTCCTTCAATACTGACGGATATTCGGAAAGCTACGGAAGTGCATCTGACCAGGCGGCGGCTGCAGAGGCGAGTCTGTATAAAACCGTGAGAAGCCTGTTATACGGCGAAAAGGATGACTACGGTACACCGTTACTTTACCGGGGGGTGTACGGATGAAAGAATGTAATGAGACGATAACTGTTTTTAACACACGCCTGGATGATGACAAGGGGTATGACCTGTACGTCCCTACAATCATCCGGGGCGTTTCGTGGTTCTGTGAAATTGCATCGAATGTAGATTCTTCAGGATTGAAAGCAGCCAATAAATTCATAATCCGTATCCCTGTTGACGCGGATTTCTCTGATAAGGCATATGTCCCGCCTGCGGCATATGCGGGAGGTGATCCTAATACCGTTTTTACCCTGAAACAAGGTGATGTCATAGTGCATGGAGAGGAAACGGAACCTATGCAGCCTGCACAGCTGCAGGAAAAGTATGGGGAACTGGTAACGATCCTGGGCGTGACGGACAGCAGCAGGCGGCCGCACGCGAAGCACTGGAAGGTGGTGGGGGCATGATCGAATTCAAAGCGAGAAAGGAATTCATGGATCTGGATACAGAAAAGCTGCTTGCGCGGTTTAATCTGGAATCCGGCGGAATGGTCCAGAAGGCCATAGACGCGGCGGTCATCCGCTACGATATGCAGTATGTTCCATGGGATACCGGAACGCTTGCGAGAAGCCCTTACTCAGTTACAGCCATAGGCAGCGGTGAAGTGGTGTATCCCGGACCGTATGCCCACTATATGTATTATGGTGAGGTCTATGGTCCGAATATTCCGGTTTTTGAGGATGACAGCGGAGAGCCTACAAGATGGTTTTCGCCACCCGGGAGAGAGAAGCATCCGACGGGAAGACCGCTGGAATACAGTCAGGAACCGAACCCACTTGCCGGATCCTATTGGTTTGAGCGCATGAAGGCAGACCACCTTCAGGACATCATAGAAGAGGCACGAAGAGCAGTAGGGAGGTAATCGGAATGCCGGACATAAATAACACAGAGGCATTGAGAGACTGGTTCCGTACCTGTCCCGTGATACAGAAAGGGAATCGGTTCCGTGTGGATTATGTGGCGGAGAATCCGACAGAATACGCGATTTATGCGGTTCCTTCTACTCTGCGGTATCACGAAAACATTCTGGGTGAGGAAGTCCTGGACGATATCCAAACACAGAATTTCATTTTTGCATCCAAAGAGCATTACGGCGCTGACATTCAGCAGAACCTTGCGAACCTGGGATTTCATCAGGCCGTTGTTGAATGGATCTTAGAGCAGAATACAGCAAGGAATTTCCCGGAATGGTCCGGCGGATACGTCAAATCCATCGTACCTACACTGACCGGATATCCGGTACAGGTCGGGAGCAGCGCAGCAAAGTATCAGATACAGTTAAAAATCACATACAGGAGAGTGTAATCATGGCAGGAAAAATTGAAAGAAAATACCTTGCACATTTTATTGATGCCTCCTTCAATGGTACTCCCGTGAACTATATCCGTCTGGGTAAAGATCTGGAAGAGTACAACGAGGAGCTGAATCCGGATGTCGAGGTAAGCCAGAACATTCTTGGTGAACAGAATGTTCAGCACAATGGCTATGAAGTTCAGAGTGAGGTTGATCCTTTCTATGCGTATGAAGGTGATCCGATGTTTACGCGCCTTTGCAAGATTGCAAATGAGCGCCTGACCGGTGATGCCTGCATGACCACGAAGGTTGACGTGCTGCTGAAGGCAGACGGGACCGTCGAGTGGGCGTATTGTGAGGACTGCTACGTCGTGCCTAATACGGTCGGCGGCGATACTTCCGGTGTCCAGGTTCCGTTTACGGTTTACAATGCCGGCAACCGGAAGAAGGGTACTTTCAACATGAGTACGAAGAAGTTTACCGCTACCACCTGATAGCGGACGGCAGAAACAGATAACAGGGAGTTTGGTATAGACCAGGCTCCCTTTTCTTATGAATGGAGGCAAACATGGCAGAAGAAAAGAAACAGGCAGCATTAAAGATTGTCATTGATGACGGCAGTCAGCGGATCCCGATTGAAAACATGAACGGGGATGAAATCGGTGTGTTCTATTTCCATCCTACGGATGTGGGTATCATCGAGCGCTACAACGAAACAATGTCCAAATTTGACGAGATCGTGGCTCCCCTGGAAGAGATCGATATCAACGCGGACGGTACGGCAGATGCAAATGACGAGGCGGCCGCCAAAGCCCTGAAAGAAGCAGAAAAGCGGCTTTATGAGGCCTGTGATTATATATTCGGCGGAAACATGTCCGAAGCATTTTTCGGGAAAATGCACCCGTTTTCCCCGGTGGGCGGACTCTTCTACTGTGAGAGTGCGCTGAATAAGGTTGGAGCCTTTATTTCAGAGCAGTTTGAACAGGAGACTACGAAGATCAACAGCCGCCTGAAACAGTATGTAGGAAAGTACGGTAAGGGCAAAAAATGATCGGTGTACTTCCGACAAGCCTTGAAGTAAGCGGAAAAGAGTATGCAATACGGAGTGATTTCCGGGACATCCTCACAATCATAACAGCTTTCAATGATCCGGATTTAGAGGACAAAGAAAAGATGTTTGCATGTCTGTACATTCTCTATGAGGATTTTGAGGATATGCGGAATGAGGAATACGAAGAGGCCTATATGCAGGCCATCCGCTTTATTGACTGCGGTGACGAACCCAAAGACGGGAAGCATCCGCGTCTGATGGACTGGGAACAGGATGAACGGATCCTGTTTCCGGCCATCAACAGTGTGGCAGGATATGAAACACGGTCCAGCAAATACGTTCACTGGTGGACGTTCGTTGGGTATTTTATGGAGATCCATGAAGGCGTGTTTTCACAGGTGCTATCTCTGCGACAGAAAAAGTCAAAGGGCAAAAAGTTGGAAAAATGGGAGCAGGAATTCTGGCGTTCAAACAGAGAACTATGCGTCCTGCAGCACAAACTATCCAAAGAAGAGAAGGAAGAAAGAGACCGGCTGAATGCCCTGTTAAATGGCTAATGGGAGGTGAGAAAGCATGGCTGGAAAGAGCGACGGCTCTATAACGATTGATACAAAACTGGATAATAGCGGTTTTTCCAGAGGATCGGATGAGCTGAAGCACGCCGTCAAGTCCCTGACAGATCAGGTGAACGAGACTGGAAGTAAGATCCAGAATGCGTTCAAGTTTGATTTTGGGCAGCCCAAACAGGCTGTCAATTCATTCTCACGAGCAATTAAGCAGGTCAATGATGAAATTCAGAGTCTTGGAGAGCTTGGACAGAGAGCGCTGGAAGGTGATGCGGATGCACTGGCACGGTTCCGGTCTGAAAGCGGGGAAACCCTGAGTAAGCTGGAAGAAATGAAGGCTGAACTGGAAAAGTTCGGCAGTACGGAATTCATGACACCGGAATACGCGAAAGCTGCGGACCAGTACCAGAAAGCAGCTACACAGGTGGATGAACTGGCAAAGTCCCTGGAAAATGCAGAAGCCGCCTTTGAACAGCTGACAAATGATTTTGGCAGCTCCGAAGAATATACGGCACTGGAAGACCGGATAGATGTCCTGAAGATGTATCAGAAGGAATACGAAGCTGCTATGAAGCGCGGTGACAGCGGCGCGGCAGCACAGGCCTTCATGAATTCAGGTGTGGGAAAAGGGACGATTGCGGATGCGGTAAAAGAAGCAGAAGCAGAAATGCAGAAGCTCTGGGATAAGTTTGAAAACTCCACTCCGTACAGATCAGCTCAGAAAGAGATTGATAAGATCACGGCAAAACTGGAACAGGCGAAAGCACAGGCTGAACAGTATAAAGCCGAAATGGACGCGACTCCGGCAACGTTTGAAGGGTATGCGTCTACAGAGTATGAAAGAGATCAGGCCGCACTGGAAAGAACGATTGACCGGCTCCTGGAATACAGGCAGCTTGTCAGAGAAGGCGTAGGAAGCGACACAGCACCGTCGGCAGAATGGCAGGCGGTACAGGAACGTTGGCAAAACATGACTACCATGAGCGGTCTTATCCGTAATGCCTTTACCAGTCTTTTCAGCACGATTACAAGCGGAGCGCGTACCGTAGGAAGCGCACTCAGCACGGGTATTACTCATCCGATTCAGCTTGTAGATCGTGCGCTTGGCGGCGTTGCTGTGGGTGCATGGAAAGCAGTTTCTTCCCTTGGAAGGCTTGCCGGCAATGCGATTGTAAGCGGCATTCAGAGGATAGCGAGTGCCGCGAGACAGGCAGCCGTACACCTGGCGGGAATGGCGAAAAGTGCCATCACGAACGGTCTGAAGAAGCTGGGTAACGCGATTGCCAATGTCGGAAAGAAATCAAAGAGTACAAACGTTTCTCTTTCCGGCGGATTTAAAACTATGTTGAAGTACGGACTGGGTATTCGTTCCATGTTCGTACTTTTTAATAAATTGAGAAATGCAATCAAAGAGGGATTCGGCGCACTGGCAGAACAGGATGCAGCGTTCGGTCAGACCGTGAATAACTTCAAAGCAGCTCTCACAAACCTGAAAATGAGTTTTGCAGCGGCATTCGCTCCGATTGCAGAGACGGTATTGCCCATACTGACAAACCTCATCAATACACTGGCAACAGCAATATCGAAAATAGGTCAGCTTGTGGCGGCGCTGTCGGGGAAAACGACCTATAAAAGAGCGATCACTTCTCAGGCGGCTATGGCCGATAACACTTCAAACGCGGCAGACGCGATGAAGGATGAATCGAAGGCCGCAAAGGAAGCACAGAAAACACTGGCCGGTTTTGATGACGTGGAAATCCTTCATGATAATTCGTCAAATCTGGATCAGGGACAGACAGCCGGGAACGGTGGCGGTGGTGGTTTTGAAGAACTGCCGATTGACAGTAAATTCGCGGACCTTGCAAAGAAGCTCAAAGACATGTGGAAGAATGCAGATTTCACAGAGCTTGGCCGGATGCTTGGACAAGGGTTAAAAGATGCCCTGGATAAGATCCCGTGGGATTACATCAAACAGGTAGCGGCGAAACTGGGAAAGAGCATAGCTACACTGTTCAACGGCTTTCTGGAAGTGCCGGGACTGTTTACGACGATTGGAAAGACAATCGGAGAAGGTATCAATACGATATTTGAATTCCTGGATGCGTTCGCCTCTAACTTCCATTGGGCAAGTCTCGGACAGGCTATCAAAGATGCGATCCTCGGAATGCTCAATACGATTGACTGGCCGCTGATTTATCACACCATGGCAACATTCGGTGAGGGTATCGGGACAGCGCTTGAAACAGCACTGAATAATCCGGAGATATGGACAGCCATATTCACGGCAGTCAGTAACGGCTTGAATTCGATTGTGTACGGTATTGATGCATTTCTGAAAGCAGTGAACTGGGGTGAGCTTGGCGCGAACATTGGAACCGGCCTGAATGCCGGCGTAGAGGCCTTTGATTGGAGCGCACTGTCACAGACGTTGATAGATCTGATAAACGGCGCATTCGATCTGTGGTACAACTTTGTGACCACATTCGATTTTTATAAATTCGGGTCTCATATTGGTACAGCCCTGTCCGATGCAGTAAAGGGTATCAACTGGACTGAGGGCGGTGCAAGCGTCGCACAGACGATTAACGGCCTGTTTGAAGCTCTGAATGGGTTTATACAGTCTACAGACTGGAAAGCCCTTGGAGCGGCGGTTATCGATGCCATAGGCGGCTTTTTCGGTGAGATTGACTGGGGAACCATGGCGGAAACGCTGTCCAGTGCGGCGATAGGCCTGTTGGATGCCCTCACAGGTGCATTTCAGGAAGTTGACTGGAAAGCGCTGCCCGGACAGATTACAGAGGCAATTAAGACGTTCCTGACAGAATTTGACTGGGCGGGAGTCGCAACGGCAGCAGGTGAACTGATCGGAGCGGCATTCACAGCACTGATTGAAGTCGGCGGGGAACTGTGGGAGTCCATGAAATCTGTCGGTAAGAACATCATGGAAGGAGGTTTTCAGGGTATTATAGATGCCCTGGCAAGTGTCGGTGAATGGATAAAGACAAACATCTTCGATCCGTTCATTACCGGGTTTAAGACCGCGTTTGGTATTGAATCACCTTCTACGGAGATGATGCCGCTTGGCGGTTACATCATCGCAGGTATGCTGCAGGGTATTATCGACGGCCTTGTAAATATCGGGACCTGGATCAAAACAAATATCGTGGATCCGTTCGTATCCGGCGTGAAGAGTATGTTCGGTCTGGACGGTGAGGAGTCCGTTCTGGTAAGCGTCGGTAAAGACCTGATTGCCGGCCTGAAAGCCGGTATCGGGGCAGTCATGACCGGTATCAGCGATTGGATCAAAACTGTTATCGTGGATCCGTTTGTATCCGGTGTGAAAAGCATGTTCGGTCTGGATGGTGAAGAATCCGTGCTTGTCAGTGTTGGTAAAAACCTTCTGGAAGGTCTGAAGAACGGTCTGCTTGGAGCAATGGACGGTATCGGTGATTGGATCGGTACGAATATTACCGGCCCTATCTGCGGATTCTTTAAGGACCTGTTCGGAATTGCCAGCCCGTCAACTGTATTCTCTGAATACGGTGGTTTCCTGCTTGCCGGTCTGAAAAACGGTCTGCTTGCGGCAATGGATGGTATCGGTGATTGGATTAGCACAAACGTAACCGGCCCCATCTGCGGATTTTTCAAAGATTTGTTCGGTATTAACAGCCCGTCAACCGTGTTCAATGAATACGGCGGATACCTTATGCAAGGTCTGGAAGGCGGTATTGACGAGAATAAAGAGCTTCCGAAAACAGCTCTGTCAAATGCTCAGACTTCCATGGAAACGGTATTCAGCGCACAGAAACAACTGCTTGCATGGGCGCAGGTCGGTAGCAACGTGATGTCCCTCGGATTAAGAGCAGGTATCCTGCTGAAGACACCGGCTGTCCTGGCCACAATCACTAAGCTGGAAGACGATATGCGAAAGGTCATCACAAAACAGTTCAATACCTGGAAAACAGCGGCGGGAACACTGCTTGACAATTTTAAGAACGGATTGACCGGGAAACAGGCAACACTGATAACAACAGTCAATACGATTATTACTGCACTGAAGACAAAAATTGATAGCTTCAAATCTCAGCTGAATAATTCCGGACGTGATCTGATGACGGATCTGCAGAATGGGATGAACAGCATGAGCGGCAGCATCTCTTCTTCAGCAAGTAATATAGCAACCGGAATACATAACAGCTTCAATAACCAGAACTGGAATAATCTTGGGTACAACATCGGGATGGGTATTTATAACGGTCTGGTATCTTCCGGAAGCTGGCTGTCTACGCTTGCATGGAATACAGCTGTAAACATGTACAATTCGGCTTGTCGCGCCTTGGGGATTGCATCACCTTCCAAAGAATTTGCATGGATTGGTGAAATGATTACCAGAGGTCTGGGCGGCGGAATTGAGGCTACACAGGACAATGCGGTGAGTGCGGTCACATCCCTGGCGGATGCCGTGACGCAGGAAGCAGAAGACAGCAATCCGATTATGCACATCGATACGGCCGTGAATGGGATAGACAGTGTGCTTTCCACATTCTCTGACAAGGTAGTACAGAGCTTTGATGCGATGATCTCTGCAATGGAGAGTATTGTAAATGGCTCTTCTCTCACACTGCCTGCAATGGCAAACGGCTCTGTAATGCCGTATTCTGCCCGTAGGAGCGCTTCGCAGGATGAGGGGGATAAACTATCGTCCCTCATCGAAACACTGGCACAGCGGGACGCTGACAGGCTCACACGGGATGATCTGAGTGAAGTCCTTATCAATGTACTCAGGCAGTATTTGAACATTGATTTTTACATCGGTGATGAACAAATTGCAAGACACGCGAACGCGGGAAACGCAAAACTGAATCGCCGGTACAGTACAGCAACATAAGGAGGCAGGCGAATGGCGTTCAAAAATCCTTTTAAGGTTGACGGGGTGGTTTTACCCACCCCGGATGAATATAAGCCGGGAATTGAAGATCTGTCTTCTGAAGCAACCGGCAGAACTCTGGACGGTATCATGCACAAGGACGTTGTTTCCACAAAGGACTATTACGAGTTTGTGTGGAAGGTCGTTTCATGGGCGGATGCCGCAAAGATATTCAATGCAGTGGACGGAAAGACGCAGGTGACACTTACCTATGCGGATCCCCGGACACCAAACAGATTTCTGACCAACACATTCTATGTCGGAAAACGGAGTTGTTCGGCTTTGAATCTGAATGATCCGGTTCGTACCTGGAAGGACGTATCTCTGACATTCACAAGAATTTAAGGAGGTCGCACAGGTGATAAATCTTTCAAGAGCTTTCCGGCAGGAGCTTTTTTACAACAGAAGAAATTATCTCACCTATGCGGATATTACTCTGTCAACCGGAAGAACATTGTCCCTGACCAATACACAGATATGGTCCGGTGGTTTTTCAACAGAGGATGCCGTATCGGAGGATAATTCTTTTACGGCCCTCGGTTCAACAATCATGGGAGCGGCAACGCTGGTCATAAACAATATGACAGAGGCCTATTCCAATTATGATTTCACCAATGCAAAGGTTGTCCTTTATGTGGGTATGACCTTCAAAGTCAATGGATCCACCCGGACAGAGAAAATCAAAAAGGGAACCTATACCGTTGATGAAACGAGCTATAACGGTGGTACAATCACGCTCTCCCTGCTGGATTACATGGAGCAGTTTGACCGGCCGTACAGCAACAGTACATTGAGCTATCCTAATACTTTGGATGCCATTGTCAGGGATGCCTGTAATAAATGCGGTGTATCCCTGAATACCTATACTTTCCCGCATAGAGATTATGTGGTTCAAAATAGACCGGAGGATGAAGCAATCACCTTCCGGGAGGTCATCGGCTGGGCGGCCTGTATCGCCGGGTGCTTTGCCAGATGCAATGTTGATGGAAAACTGGAACTGAAATGGTTCGATCAGACTACACTGGAAAGCCGCACAAATGTCATTGACGGTGGCAGGTCCTTCAGTTCTTCCGGAACGCTGATTGATGGCGGCGGGTTTGATACTGATTATGATGTTATCGACGGCGGCAATCTGGCAGACGATGACGGGATGCATTATGTCCATTCTCTGTATTCTCAGGATATCAGTGTAGACGATGTGGTCATTACTGGGGTCCATATTACGGTTAAAGATGAGACAGAAGAAGGGAAGTCTTCTACAAAGGAATTCAATTCCGGGCGAAAGGGTTATGTAATTGGGATTGAAAACAATGATTTCATTACACCTGAAACCGGACAGGAGGTTGCGAACTGGTTAGGGGAGCAGCTGATTGGTCTGACCTTCCGGAAGGCTTCCGTTACACATGCCAGTGATCCTTCCATGGAGGCCGGTGATATCGGGATCCTGTGGGACAGGAAAGACAATGAATATCCTGTCCTGATTACCCGGACAAACTTCTCTGCTACTGCTTCACAGAAAACGGTAAGCGGGGCGGAAACGCCTTCACGAAACAGTGCTACACGGTACGGGTGGCAGACAAAAAGCTATGTGGAGTCCAGGAAGCTGCTGAAGAAGGAACAGACTACCAGAGAAGCCATGCTGAAAGATCTTGCCGATAAACTGGCAGCTCATTCCGGTCTGTATTCTACGGTTGAAACACAGTCGGACGGCAGCAGCATTTTCTACCTTCACGATATGCCTACTTTGAATGAGTCCGCGATTGTCTGGAAAATGACAAAAGAGGCCTGGGGCGTAACGACGAATTACAACAAGGGTAAAAATACAGTATGGAACGGCGGCATGACCGTTGACGGTGATACTATCGTTCGTATTCTTACAGCTGTCGGCGTGGACGCGGACTGGATCAATACCGGAAAGATACAGTCAAAAGACGGGTCTGTATCAATCGATCTGGACAAGAACACGATCAACCTGAAGGGTATCACTTCCTTTGATGGGTTTGAGACAAAGGACAATCTGAAGACTGCCGGCAAAACCACGATCAACGGCGCGAATATCACAACCGGGTCCATAAAGGACGCAAACAGTAACACGGTATTCAATCTGTCAACCGGTTCCCTGACAATGAAGAAAGGAAGCATTGAACTGGGAACTCGATTTAAAGTAGACAGTAATGGTTATCTTACGGCTGAATCAGTTGACCTTAAAGGCCATTTTCGGAGTGTTTCAGGAAGTACCTTTACAGAAATATATAATGGTCAATTCCGCGCCGGTACTACCAATGGTAGCTACGATACTTTGCACGGTGTTATTGATGCAGATGCAAACTATAGCGGCGGAACACATGCCGTTTCAGTAATTGCAAAAACGGGTTTTTTGGTCCTTGGAGGAAATGGGACAATCTGGTTTACAGATCAAACCGGATCCGGAAATGCATGGGGCTGGGCAAACAGTAATGGTCTGCATTCAAAAGGTGGATTAAGCGTAAGCAGTATTGCCATTCCTACCGCTTTTGATAGCGAAGGCAAAGCGGTAAGTTGGTATACCGGATACATAGATGACGGCATTATCAAATAGGAGGCATGATGACGTACATTACAGTTTTAAACGGAGTAGAAACCATTATCACAAAAGATCAGCAAATGTACGATTGTATCAAACAAAATGGGGAGATCTATTCTATAGATGATGATGGGAGCAGAACGTTAATTGCAAACGGAAAAGAAGGTTTTCTTCGTGGAAGACCTGGTTTTCCGGTATATCCGACACATAGAAAGAAAACGGAGGACGAATAATGGATATCGGAGATCTTTTAACAGCTGTAGAAAACCATATTTACAGTTTTGCCAAAAAACAGTTTGATATCAATAATATTTCCCCTTCCATGCAAAGGTTAATCATGGAGGCCGTTTTCAGCAAATTTCAGGCGGAAGCCATCGCAGAAATGATTCTCAATCAGATTTCGTATGAGGGAGAAGATACACCGGATAAACAGATCGATCAGACCAAAGAAACAGTCGAAGACATGGTGGATACCTTGAGAGAGTTTTACAATAACGAGGAGGGAGAGAATGGCGGAACAGAAGATAGTTCAGCACAGGCGTGACATTTATTCCAACTTTGCCCCGTCGAAGATAAAGCCCGGTGAGATCATCATGATTACCAGCGGCGATCCGAATTCATCCAGTGGTAAATCGGTATACGCCTGTATCGCTGCCGGTGATGTGATGCAGTTGGCTACACGGGACGAACTGAAGACTTACGATCAGGCAGCACAGACAGCGGCGGAAGCGGCGGCACAATCCAAAACGGATGCAGCCACAATCAAAGGTCAGATCGATGAAGAACTGACATCTGCACAGAACGCAGCACAGGCGGCAGCTGAACAGGCAGAGGCCGCAGCGCAGGCGAATGGTCAAATCGCGGAGAAGACCACAGCTGCACAGAAAGCAGCAGAGGACGCGCAGGCTGCCCTTGAAAGTGTTCAGACAAAAGCAGCGGATATCGAGGACATTCTGGTTCATAACTCCCATACAATCGAAACAGGGGACGGCGCTACAGATGAAAACGGGAGCGTTTACATTTATCTGAGTGATTACTTCAAGGAAATCCTTGGAGAAGGTCAAACAGGATATAGGGTTTTCCTTCAGGAAGAAGGAGAAGGCAAGGTGTATGTCAGTGAAAAGACAGACACCTTTTTTGTTGTATCCGGTACAGAGAGCCTTGCGTTCTCTTGGATGATAATTCTCTAAAAGATTTTCAGGAAAGGAGAGGGCAAATGGTTACACAGGAATTTGAACTGAGTGTCACGCCTATTGGCAGTCCGCCTGTCATCCATCTGAATAAGGATGACGCGGATTTTCAGCTGATATTCAACATCGATTCCCGGTCAGGGAAGTTCACGATGGAGAATAACACGTCTGCACAGATACGCGGAACAAAACCGGATGGAACAAAATTCCAGGCTTCCGGAACCGTGTCCGTAGCAAACAAAAGGGTAACTATCAACGGCGATAAGAATATGACCAATGTTCCGGGTATCGGGATCTTTGAAATCTGTCTTATCCATGCAAGAAAGGAACTCTATACACAGAATTTCAAAGTGTGTATTGAGGATATTTAAGCACATCACAAAGAAAGGAAGAAGGGCAAATGATTATTCATGAATTTGATCTGGACATGATACCTGGTGGTAACGTGCCGTCAATCAGGGTGAATCAGTATGATGAAGATTTCAACCTGAAGATCAACCTGTTTTCCAGAAACGGGAATTTCTCTGTCCTCAGTGGCACAACCGCCCTGGTAAGAGGAACAAAGCCGGATGGAAATGCCTATTCTGCGGAAGCCTCCGTCAACGGGACCGTTGTTACCGTGACCGGAAATCAGCAGATCACAGCGGCAGCAGGCAGAGCGATCTTTGAAATTTCCCTCCGCAGGAACGGAAGAGAACTGAATACGGCAAACTTTGTCATTGATATTGAGCAGGCGGCCATGGATAAGGATACCGTTGCATCCACGTCCGTTGTCAGAGAGCTTGTCGATATTATGGATAACTCTGAGGAAATCATCAATGCGGGTCAGCAGTATGAGAATTCTCAGAGGGCGATGGAGGAACTGACTGCGAGATCTGAAGCGGCTGCTGAAACAGCAACCACGATGAAGACGCAGACGGAGGAAATCGCTACACAGACTGCTGAGAAATGGACAGAAGTCTCTGAACAGATGGACCGTAAATCTGCAGCTATCGCTACTCTGGTATCCAATGCGGATCAAGTGGCGGCAGAGGCATCTGAAAAGGCCGGCAATGCTCTGAACGAGGCAGCGGAAGTATCCAACAGCCTTGAAGACATTCAGGGGAAAGTTACCGCTCTGGAACTGGGGCAGAACAACTATGTTGCGGATGGTTATGTGGAAGACGAAGAGGCCGTTTTTGTCGATAAGGACGGAAACGAGATGTTCCGTATTACGGGCATCGGCGGATCCGGCGGCGGTGGCGGAAGTTCTGACCAGACCGTGAAATCCCAGGTTACCATGGACAACATGACTGGATGGCTTTCCAAAACGATTGCTGCAGGTGCGGAATGCCCGGTATCCTTTGTATGGTCCTCCACGATGGAAGGCATCCCGACCGGAAACGGCGTTGTCAGTGTGACTGTCAACAACGTGGTAAAGGCCACTATGGACGTTGCACAGGGAGCCGTAGAGATTGACCTGACTCCGTACATGACTGCAAGCGTGAACCGTGTCGAAGTTCGTGTAACAGATATTGAGGGTCAGTACAAGAGGATCAATTACAGTATCACGATCATGCAGCTATCTCTCAGCTCCACATTCGACGTGGCCACACCGTATACCGGTGCTATCCCGTTCCCGTACACTCCGATTGGTGCGGTACAGAAGACCGTGCATTTCATCCTGGATGGTACGGAAATCGGCACTCAGCAGACCTCCGTAACCGGCAGACAGATGACCTATACGATCCCGGCACAGGCCCACGGCGGCCACTCTATCAGAGTTTACTTTGAGGCAGAGATCAATGGTGAGACGGTGCGCTCCAATGAGCTGTACTATGAATTCACCTGCCTGGAAGCGATGAGCGATGAAGTCATCATCACGAGTCCGTACAATCAGGCTACACAGCCGCAGTATACGTCCATCGCTATTCCGTTCACGGTTTACGATCCGGTATCCCCGACGGCCGAAGTCAAAATCTATGCAAACGGTGAGCTGCTTTCTACTCAGACGGTTGACAGATCTGAACAGTCCTATACCTACAGGGCAACAGAGGCCGGTCCGCTGGTAATTGAGATCAAGAGCCATGAAACGACCAAAACCTTCAATATCGAGATCACCGAATCTGATGTCCATGCGGAAGCAGAGACGGAAAACCTTATGCTCTTCCTGTCTTCTCAGGGCAGAAGCAACAATGAGGAAAATCCGTGGACATGGGTTTCCAATGTTGGAGAGAACGATGTCAGTGCAGTTCTTTCCGGCTTCAATGGCGCGTCTGATGGATGGCAGACCGATGAGAGCGGTATTACCTGCCTGCGCGTGACCGGCGGTGCAAGAGTCCAGATCCCGTATCAGATTTTTGCTGCTGACGCGAGAAGAACAGGTCTTACCTTTGAGATCGAGTATGCAACCAGAAACGTGTCTGATTACAACGCGACGATCCTTTCCTGCATGAATGGCGGCAGAGGACTTGAAATCACTCCGCAGAGAGCAACACTGAAGTCTGAACAGACCGAACTGTACATGCAGTACAAAGAGGGCGAACATATCCGCGTTGCCTATACCATCGGCAAGAGATCTGAAAACCGTCTGGTGAAGAGCTATATCGATGGTAAGATTGCGAGGGTTACACAGTATCCGGATGATGATGACTTTGCACAGGTAGCGCCCGTTGGAATTTCTATCGGTTCCGATAACTGCACAATCGATATCTACTGCATCCGCGTATACACCAATGACCTTACCGCAAATCAGGTCATGGACAACTGGATTGCTGACACACAGGACGGATCCCTGATGCTTGAAAGATATGCGAGGAACCAGATTTTCGATGCATATGGTCAGGTAGTTCCGGGACAGCTGCCGTCCAACCTTCCTTACATGATTATCGAGTGCGAGGAGCTGCCGCAGTACAAGGGCGATAAGAAGACAGTGAATGTATCCTATACGGATCCGCTGTATCCGAGTCATTCCTTCACGGCAGAGAAGGTACAGGCGAACGTCCAGGGTACATCTTCCGCCCCGTATGCAGTGAAGAACCTTGACCTGCAGTTCAAGGGCGGCTTTGAGATGACCACAACCGGCCATTCCAAACTGTACAGACTGAGAGACGATTCCATGCCGACGGCAAGGTTCGTTCTGAAGGCTGACGTGGCCTCTTCCGAGTCCGCAAACAATACGCAGCTGGTAAGACTGTACAATGACCTTTGCCCGTATAAGACTCCGGAAATGGAGGAAGATGAGAGAGTCCGTTGGGGTATCGATGGTATCCAGATTGTCATGTTCTGGCGTGACACGGTGACCGGAGATCTGCACTTCAAGGGCAAATACAATTTCAACTTCCCGAAGAGGTTCCCGGAGGGGTACGGCTACACAGAGGATCAGGAGTCCTGGGAGTGGCAGAACAACACTTCCGACCGTATGCTTTTCAAGTCTGATGACTTTGACAGCATTTATACGGATCCGGAGACTCTGGAACAGTTCCCGGCATGGAAGAACGACTTTGAAGCACGTTTCCCGGAAGATACCTGGGAAGATATCGACAAACTGAAAGAGTGGATCAGCTGGGTAGTATCTACAGACCGCGATCAGGCTACAGGTGATGCTCTTGAAGCTCCTGTAACCTATGACGGAACTGAGTACACTGCCGATACTGCGGAATATCGTCTGGCGAAGTTCAAAGCAGAACTGGCGGATTATGCAGAGGTTGACACTCTGATTTTCTACTATGTATGGACAGAATTCTTCCTGATGGTAGACTCCCGTGCAAAGAACCTGTTCATGGGCTTCCATGGCAGCCCGTGTGAGATCGAGGGTAGCGCGATTGATCGTAAGATCGTCGCAGAGCCTTACGATATGGATACCGGCCTGGGAACCAACAATGAAGGTACTCTGACATACACCTACAGTCTGGAAGATCTGGACACGATTGCCGGCGCGGATGTTTTCAACGGACAGCACTCTGTACTGTGGTGCAACCTGAGAGATACGCACAGAGCCGCAATCGTCAACATGTATCAGACGCTCCGTTCCTCCGGCGGCCTTAACTACAAAGCAGTTGAGAAGCGCTATGAGGATGCACAGAATATCTGGCCGGAAGCAGTCTGGAATGAAGACGGAAGGATCAAATATACCGATCCTCTGACCAATCCGGAGACCGGTAAAGAACCGACGGCCTTCTATCTTCCCATGGCACAGGGATCAAAGGAGCAGCAGCGTAAATGGTGGCTGGGTAACCGTTTCGCGTACATGGACAGCAAATGGAATGCCGGTGATGCACTGGCACAGGTCATTCAGCTTCGTGGCTATGCAAAAGCGGATATCACGGTTACACCTTACATTGACCTGTATCCGACGGTCAAATATGGATCCTACCTGGTACAGCAGAGAGGTACGGCGGGGACACCTGCTACACTGGCCTGCCCGATGGATTCTGTGAATGATACTGAGATCTATATTTACAGTGCGCCGCAGATTGCAAGCGTGGGCGATCTGTCCGGGCTGAAAGTCGGTGTCGCTGACTTCTCTCAGGCTACAAACATTCAGGAGGTCAAACTGGGTGATGCGGATCCGAGTTACGAAAACAACAACATGAAGCGTCTGAGCTTCGGCAGCAACGTTCTTCTGAAGAAGATCGATGTCCGGAACTGTGCGATGCTTGGAACCGACGAACAGAAGAGCGTGGACGTTTCCAACTGCGCTATTCTGGAAGAGGCTTACTTCGACGGCACAGCTATTCAGGGTCTTTCCCTTCCGAATGGCGGCGTGCTGAGAGTGCTGCACGTACCGGCTACAATGTCGAACCTGACGATCAGGAACCAGAAGAACCTTGCAGAGTTTGTTATCCCGTCCTACAGCAATATCTCGACGTTGTGGCTGGAAAACAACAGCGCCGTGATTGATACTCTGGATATTGTGAAGAAGGTTCCGGCAAATGCCCGTATCCATCTGGTAGGGGTAGCGTGGGAAGCGGCTGACGCGGCAGAGATCAGAACCGTCCTGGATCTTCTTGATACAATGAGAGGTCTGGATGACTACGGCAACAACCAGGATCAGGCGTATGTTTCCGGATCCATCCACACAAGCAGCCTGACCGGTGCTGAAGTGGCGGAGTTTGAAGGCAGATACCCGTATCTGAAGATCCTTGCTGACCACACAACGTCTTACCGCACCTATGCGGATTATGACGGTACAGAGCTGAAGAAGGTTGCTTGCATCGACGGCGTACCGCAGGAGAGCGCACCGGCCAATCCGTCTAGGGCGCAGACAGCTCAGTACAGCTATTCCTTCGTGGGATGGTCTAAGAGCATGAACGCTGAGACAGCGGACTCTGATGCACTGGATAACGTGATTGCTGACAGGACGATCTATGCGGCCTACAGCAAGACCGTGAGGGAATACACCGTAACATGGAAGAATGCGGATGGAACCACTCTCAGAACGGATACGCTGAAATATGGCGCAACACCGTCCTGGGGACAGGCTATGCCGACCAATTCCAGCGGCCAGACGGCACAGGGATGGACACCGACGATCAGCACGGTCACCGGTAACGCAACCTATACCGCGTCCTACATTCCGGTATACAACGTATACTTCTACAACGGTACGACGCTGCTGAAGGAACAGCAGGTACAGCAGGGTGGAAATGCTACACCGCCGAGTGAAACACCTGTGAGCGCGGACGGTCCGGATTATGAATTCACCGGATGGCTGCCGGGGTACACGAACATTCAGGGTAACACTTCCTGCTATGCACAGTTCAAAGCTCCGAGTGCTGTGAAGGAAATCACGGATGACTGGGCAACCATTGTCTCAAAGATTGCGAACGGCACGGCAAATTACCAGGTAGGTAACTACAAGCCTCTGGACCTTGGTACAGAGGGCGTTGTCAATATGCAGATCGTTGGTAAGAATACCAGTCCTCTTGCATCCGGCAGCGGAACAGCTACTTATGACTGGCTGAGTATGGAACTGCTTGCAACTGACCATAGAATGAACCCGTCCAACAACAATAACGCTGAAGGAACCGGGTCTATCGGTGGTTGGGAGAAGTGTGAAATGAGGAAGTACCTCAAAGAGACCATTAAGCCGCTCATACCTGAGACGGTTAGAAATGCAATCAAAGAGGTTACGAAGTATTCGCGTATCTTTGATACAAGCGGAACTGCAGTCAACGATGTGGCATCGACAGAAGATGTCTGGATCCCGTCCAAACGTGAAATGTTTGGTGCAATCAGTAATGCAGAGACGATGGGACCGATCTATGACGGAATCTTCACGGATAATGCAAGCCGTGTGAAGAAGAAAGTAGGCGCGTCCAGCGCCTCGTTCTGGTGGTGCCGGTCCGCTTATAACTACGGTAGCTTCATTGGTGTGTACAGCAGCGGCAGCTCTAGCTATTACGGCGCGACCACCTCCTACCCGCTGGCCCTGGGCTTCTCAATTTAAGCCCGTATCCATGATCTGGCCCGCTTGTCGGGCCAGATCCCCCGGCTTGCAAGGAACCCACCTTTTCCGCCGCGTAAGCGGCGGCGAATTTTTGGGGATTTTTTAGGGTAGACGAACGGCGTAAGCTGAAGTATAATGACGTGCTGAAAGTAGGTGAAAGCAATGTCGGTCATCCGTAGTAAACGCGCGGAGTCCGAAATGGAGTTTATCCATACTGCCCGACAGCTTCAGGTCTATACGATTCAGAAGTGTGTCGGATTTCCCAAACGGTACACATTTTACATCGCCCAACCGATTGCAAATGCAGCTACACGGGTGCATGAGCTGACGAAGATGGCGAATAGTGTCTATCCCACCAATTCCCATGAAGTCCAGCTTCGGCGGGACTATCTCCTCAGAGCAAATGCAGAATTGAACAGCCTTGTCTCACAGATCGAAGTCGCTCATGAGCTATTCGGTCTTGAACCCAATGTCATGAAATTCTGGATGGATCTGGTGGATAAGGAGATCCGTTTGGTAAAGGGAACTCTGAAAAAGGACAAAGAGCGTTACAAGAATATCACATAAGTTTATTTTGGGTTTTGTTCTAAACATCGTCCAGCGCCTCGTTCTGGTGGTGCCGGTCCGCTAATAACAACAATAACTTCAATGGTGTGAACAGCAGCGGCAACAATAACAATAACAACGCGAACAACTCCTACCCGCTGGCCCTGGGATCCTCATCTGTGAGACAAAGTAACCCATGAGGGCGAAATCAGTGCAAGAGGATGAGAAGGAGAATAGAACCCTCCATGCGGAAGCATGGTAAATAATGCCCTTGATAGGTCTGGGCGGACGCTGCTTGCATGGCGGTGCTTGATGGTGATGCACCGTTTCATGCCCACTGACCTTACGCGGCTATATGTAACCATCCGGCAGCCGTACAGGGGCAATTTTAAAAAAGGACTGATGACAATGACCAGTGAAGAACGTCGGGAGGGACGGTATCAGAGAAGGATTGCAAAGCGCATGGCGAAGAGAAATCAGAGCCGTGCTTTTTGTGATGACTTCAACACCGTATTCTCTTATGAAAATCTTTACCGGTCATATAAGAAATGCCGCAGGAATGTGGCGTGGAAAGCATCCGTCCAGAAATACATCACGCAAGCGCCTTTGATGGTCAATCAGACATACGAAAAGCTGCAGGCGGGGAAATTCAAGTCCAGCGGCTTTTATGAGTTTGATATCAATGAGCGTGGGAAGATCCGGCATATTAAGTCGGTGACTATAACAGAAAGAGTGGTACAGCGCTGTCTGTGCGATAATGCGCTTGTACCCATGCTGAGTCCTACTTTCATCTATGATAATGGTGCTTCACTGGAAAACCGTGGATATCATTTCTCCATACGGCGGATGGTGAGACACCTGCAGGAGCATTACCGGAAACATGGTACAGAAGGTTATGTCCTGCTTTTTGATTTTTCCAAATTCTTTGATAATGTCTCTCATGAACTGTGCAAGCAAATCATGAGAGAACAGTTCACCGATGAAAGGGTCATAGGTATCACAGATCATTTCATTGACATGTTCGGTGATGTCGGCCTGGGACTTGGAAGTCAGATCAGTCAGACATTCGCTCTGGCCTCTGCAAATCGTCTCGATCATTATGTGAAAGAGGTACTGCGGATCAGAGGCTATGGACGGTATATGGATGACGGGTATCTGATTCACGAGAGTAAGGAATACCTGCAGCACTGCCTGACGGAAATCCGGCGGGTATGTAGGGAACTTGGGATCACGATCAATGAGAAGAAAACGCAGATTGTGAAGATATCCCATGGTTTTACCTTCCTGAAAGCTCGTTTTTACCTCACTGAAACCGGAAAAGTTGTCCGGAAAATATATAAAAAGTCCATCGTCCGGGAGCGGCGCAAGCTGAAAAAGTTTGTGCCTCTTCTGGAAAACGGGGTCATGAGCTACACGGACGTTGCGACGGCCTTTCAGTCGTGGTGTGCGTATGCAAAGAACTTCAGCGCATGGCATACGATACAGAATATGTGTCGATTGTATAATCAACTATTCATTTATCCCTGGATAATACAGGGAGGGACACAAGGTTGCTGAAAGCATCTTCCAGACGGGAGGTGCTTTTTTAATGCCCAAAAGAAAGGAGATTCAGCAAGATGAAACTGGAAATGGTATTGATGGATGGAACGGCGGTGGAACTGATTGAGGCTTCTTATCCGCAGCACTATGTCCTGTCCTGTGGGAGCCGGACGGCCTTCACAAAGATCTGGGGCAAGATGACGGATGAAAACATCTCGGAGATTCACATCAAAGAAGATGATGAAGAGAAGGCCATCATCGTAGGATCCCGGCTTGTCGGAACTCAGACAGTAAACTTCCCCAACAATGTAATGCTTGGTCATTTCTACTTCAGCGGCGGCGATGTGTACGGCCCCGGTGAGTATCCGCCTGCAGAGGAAGAGGAATTTATTGATGAGGAAGAGACACCTGACGAATAATCACGGCTTCAACAGAAAGGAGAACTGACCAATGGACTTTCTTCAGACGCTCATCGGCGGATTGATCGGTGGTGGGCTTATAGGCTTTATCGAATTCCTTATCCGCCGAAAGGATGAAAAGGAAGACAAAAACAGCGAGATCCTGAAAGCTGTGAAAGATCTGTCGAAAAAGGTTTCTGACATTGAAACACGCCTCGATAAAGAAAACGCTGACAATGCCCGGAGAAATATCCTGGCATTCGATGACGAATTGAGGCGCGGCATGGACCATTCAGAGGAAAGTTTTAACCAGATCCTCGAAGACACCAACTTTTATACCCGCTATTGCAAGGATCACCCTGAATACGAGAATAACAAGGCGATCAATGCGATAGCACATATCAACACAGTTTATCAGCATGTGAAAGCTGAAAACAAGTTCATCTGAGAAAGGAGATCATCATGAATAAGAGAACATGGATTCAGGCAGCAGGAGTAAGAGCGATTAAGACGGTTGCACAGACAGCAGTGGCCACCATCGGTACTGCCGCCGTACTCGGTGATGTGAACTGGGTTGCTGTGGCAAGCGCGTCCGTACTGGCAGGCATCCTGTCTCTGCTGACCAGCGTTGCCGGCCTTCCCGAAGTCGAAGCGTGAGACACGCGCTCATTATCGGAGCCGTCCTGCTATGCGGGGCGGCTCTTACTTTTGGCGGCATGGTAATACATGAACTTGGACGATTTATCAACGATGTAAGGGGAGATAACGAATATGAATAAAGAAAATATGGCCGTCCTGACAAATGTTATCGGCGCGGTAGAGTCTGGCGGTCAGATCTACGGGAAGCGCGACTATTCCGCGTATGCGGCCCCGTACACGAACAGCAATGTGGAGCATACAATCACCCTGGGATGGGCGCAGAACTACGGATCTGAAGCCCACAAGCTGATTCAGATGATTTATGATGCGGATCCGGCAGCCTTCAAAAAGATTGATGGGAACGGCAGCATAAAGAAAGCGTTGGCGAAGGACTGGGTAGCTACACGGTGGAATCCGAGTGCTGCACAGAAGAAGACACTGATTGCCCTGATTTCTTCCGACGCAGGAAAGAAGTGCCAGGACGAACTGTTTGCACAGCTTATGGATACCTTCATCGCGGAGTGCGAGAAGAAATATACCAAAGATATCAAGGCGGTCATGATGTATTGTCAGATCCGGCATCTGGGTGGCGGTGGTCCTGTAAAGAGGATCTTTGACCGGTTGGGAGGAGACTACAGCCTGGACGCGATCATGGCATCTCTGAAGAAGGATCAGAACGATACATCCAATGATAATCAGGTCGGGGACGCGAAGTTCTGGACCAGACATCAGAAGTGTAAGCAGTTCATTGAGAAGTATGCGGTAGTGGATAAAGTGGATAAAGTAGATGAAAGTGAGGATAAGACAATGGGAGTAACAGCTGAACAGGTCATTGCGGTATATAGGAGCTGGATCGGGCTGTCCCGTGCGGCCGGCACACACTCTGTTATCCTGGACACATATAACAAGTACATTCGGAACCATCCGGGAGCAGGCCGTAACTATCAGGTTCAGAGAAGTGACGCATACTGCGATACTACGTTCTCTGCAGCATTCGTGAAGCTGAATGCGGTTGACCTGATCGGTGGCGTGGAATGCGGTGTGGAAGAACATGTGAAGATCTTCAAGGCTGCCGGTATCTGGGAAGAGGACGGCAGTATTACGCCTAAACCCGGTTACGGCATCATCTATAACTGGGATGATGCGACGCAGCCGAATGACGGCTACAGTGACCATATCGGCATCGTAGAGAAGGTTTCCGGCGGGTACATTACCTGCATTGAAGGAAACATGAACGGCGGTGTTGTCGGCCGCAGGACAATTCCGGTTGGCTGGGGGTATATCCGCGGTTTCGCAAAACCGAAATATGCGACATCCTCCGGTAAGACCGAAGAGAAGCAGGAGCAGACTGCTACACAGCAGCAGGCGGGTGGCGGAACGACACTCAGCAAAGCAAAGAAGTGGAACGGCATTGTCGTGGATAAGACCGGCGCAAATGTACGGACCTGGCCGGGAACGGAGAACCATCAGGTTTCCTTCAGTCCTCTGAAATACGGAACCGTGGTAGATGTCTGCGATACCATCAAAGCGGCGGATCAGACAGACTGGTATTACATCCGGTATAATGGTCGGTATGGTTTTGTCAGTGCTGCCCTCATCCAGCGGAAGGAAACGGCGGCAGCAGCCCCGTTCACACCGAAGGAACAGGCCACAAAAAAGACGGCCACCTATGGCGCGTCTATCGGTCCTGACAAGTCTGTGGCCGGAACCTATAAGGTCACAGCTGACAGCCTGAATATCCGGAACCGTGCCGGTGTGGACACGGCTAAAGGGTGTACGATCCTGGGAGCAATTCCGGAGGGGACCAAAGTCCAGAACTACGGTTTCTATTCCATGGTCGGCGGTGTGAAGTGGCTTTACATTCAGGTCACCTATGACGGTGTGACCTATACCGGTCATTGTTCCGGCGAATATCTGAAGAAGGTTTGATCGGGTTGCCCTGGTGAGGATTGAGGTCCTTGCCGGGGCATTTTTTATATTACAAACGCCTGTAATATTCTGTAATATTGCGTAATTTTGTAATTTGGAATTCGGGAATCTCATTACAAAATTACGGAGTATTACAAAATCTGTAATCCGTGAAAGCCGCATAGAATAAGGCTTTATCTGCATTTATTACAATATTACAAACATTTCTAATAGACCTATTGAAATAGAGAAAATAGAGAGTACATGTCCCGCCTGTCCCGCCTAATGCGAACACGTCTATACGCGCGTGCGAGAAACGTAATTAACTCCCCTGATAAACGACAGTCGAAAATGTTCAACTTTAGCATTGACAAGTCGAAATAAGTTTGCTATAGTGTACTCAGTAAAACAAATTCAACTGAACGGAGGAACGCAAAAATGATGAAAGCAAAGGCGCTCAACCTTAAAAACATGAAAGAGACACTGGTGAACTACAGCGGCGATCAGAAAGAACTTGAAAAAATTTGGGACGGATTACATCAAATGGCGTGCCTGGGATTTATCACACAGGATACATGGAGAAAATTCTATGAGGAGTGCAAAGGCTGGTTCGTAACGACGGACGGGGCGGAAGTCAGAGACAGCGAACAGGGCGATGCAGTTATCTGGACATACACGGGGGAGGCACAGTACAAAGCATGAAAGCGATCATCAAGTATTACGATCAGTGGGGCGGTAAAAGGCAGGCCACGGTAGAGATTGAAACGAATGAGCCGAACAGCATTCTTGTCAAGGCCATGAAAACGAAGAAAATCAGTCCGTGGGATGTGGTCAGAACGATCCGGTGCGGTCAGAGAGAATACCAGTGGATGGGCAGAGCTAAAGAGGCTATGAAGGAGGCTTAATCATGAAGAAGGGTGATACCTACCAGAATTTCGGATGCACCTGGGTAGTAGATGACGTTTACGAGGTTCCGGACTCAGCATTGATGAGTCCGGAAAACCCCTTCGGGCTGTGGCACAAAAAGCGCTTTAAAGCGCATGTGATAAAGGCTCCGGAAGGATATGAGGGGGTCAGAGAGATGGACGCGGCATTGACCGGTTTTATGGCAGAGGAGGAATGAGTGATGAAAAGGACAATCAGTGCAAAGCGTGTTTTAGATGAGCTGGCAGAGGCTTATAACGATCACACTATTGCCTATGGCTATGCAATGGCAACCGGTGACAATAAGACGGCAAATGAGCTTCAAATAGCTATCAATGTTATCAGCAAACTGGTAAGGGATCTTGGCTTCACGTCCGGTGTGGACTATACAACGGAACGTGTCCATGAGGAAATGGCCAATGTATCGTTCATGTACTGGAAGATGGAAAAGTGCGGAGGTTGAAAATGATTGAAATCGTAAGCAGCAGGAATGCATTGTCAGCGGAGGACCTACGGGTCCTCTGCATTCGGGAAAACTGGTTCACCAATGGGGATAATTCACAGTATGAGAAACTGTTTGACTTGAACCGGGAAGGCGCTTCCCTGGACGATCTGGCCTTGGTGATCTGGCTGTGCAGTTCGGATGTGGAACGCGAGGAAGTGCTACACAAGCTGAATGAAAGATGCAGGAGGGTAAACTATGGTTGACTATGAAGCTCTGATTTTGGAGCGGCAGGAGAATATCGAGATCTGGGAAGATGAACCGGACAGTCCGTATCTTCAGCAGCCCTTTGACAGCGGTAACTGGTGGGACGATATCCCGGATGAAGAATTTGAGGAGGTAAGACGATGACTGTAGAACAGAGGTATCAGGCAGCTATCAGGGAGATCGGAGGAGCCGCAGGGCTTCTCAGTCTTCCGGAAGAGGTAAAGGATATTCTGAAAGAGACTATGGACCTGGAAACAAAAACAGTGCTGTTGGAAGCAATCGCAGAGAAGAAAGAGAGGTAAGGGCATGAAGGTTATTTTTACGATGGAGAAGGCAACAAAGAACACGATCCGGTTCACGGAGAAACTGGAAAACGAACTGGATGCACCGAAGATCGGAACGATTTATGTTCCAAAAGCCACCCTGGGCGCTATCGGCTGGAAGGAAGGCCGCGTGTTGACGGTAGATCTGGGAGCGGAGGAACCAGCATGAGGCAGATGAGGCGGAGAGTCAGATACAGTGTGAACATTCACGGGGAGCGCGTTGAGCGTACTCCCCGTGAGTACCCTTACAGCTATGATCCGTTTCAGGTCTTCAAGGATCCTGCCTGGGCAGATACGGACGCGGTTGTTTACTCTGACCGGATGCTTCAGTGGGATCGGGACAAATACGATCAAAGCTGTGAGAAGATCTGGAATAATCACGGTCAGTCCTTCAGCGGGAGAGAACCGGCAGAGATTGAGAAGTTTCTGCAGCTGTATTTTGAGGATCCTACATTGGTGCTGACCGGCATTGAAGCGGGATGTAATTATTCAAACGGATATCCGTTCTGGGTGTTCTACATGAGAGGTGAGAAGGTGTGTACAAATACTATTTGACAGAGCGGCCGCGTTCAATCGCTACACAGCCGGACGGATACAAGGACTGGATCGATTACGATGAGCGGACGTATATTAGCGAGATCGGGCGGTCCGTCTGGGGAGTGCTGTACTATGATCGGCAGCTCACGCCGGAAGAGATTGAACGGTTTGAACTGTATGACGCATCTCTGATCCTGGCAAATGTCCTGAGAGGGCCGACAGGAGATAACGAGAAGGATCTGAAGCAGGAGCTTTATGGCGTGAGATGGGCGTATCAGTTTCTCTCTAACGGAACGTGGGGATGCGTTGATCTTCAGAGTACGGATAAGACAGACAAAGGTGAGTCCTGGGCTATGGGGGCATACGGGAACATGAAGATCTTTATCATGAGCGGGATTGCAGAGGAAATATACCTGCTGCGGGATGTTGACCGGCAGGAAGCGGTCAGGGCAGCAAATCAGAAAGTGCGAGAAACCGGCTGCAAGGATATGTCCATCCTGAAAGAAGAGGTTGCAAAGAGAGCGCTGACAATCATAGATCGGGAGTACGTGGAAGCACAGCGGGAAGCAAGGTGGAAATGAGATGACGATTTCAAAAGGGAACCGGTATGCGGTTGATAATGGTTTTGGTTACGACCTGTATGAGCGGGATCGGTATGTTTGCAGTGTGGCTACACTGTCAGAGGCAGAGTATTTTGTGGACGGAGGGGACGAATGAAAAAGCGGCCTGAGATCGGTACGGTGCTGTGGTCTGTACATGAGCATCTGTATTATATTCCGGGCAGAGCAGGACCGGTGATGGAGTATTGTGTCTGCGACGCTGCAGTAACAGGATATTACGAGGGCGGATTTGTGGAGATTTGTGTTACGGGCAAGAGTCCGGACGGATACCGCACACCGTACCGTTACAAGTTGGCTGATCTGGGGAAGAGTATATTCTTCACTCCAAGGGAAGCGGCAGAACTGGCACAGAGGGAAACAGAACGATATGAGCGGACATGGAGTCGGATGGGATACCCGCCTATGCGCCGGACATGGGAGGTGTATTTATGAGCATAAGAGTAGGCGGCCCCATGACGGGCGTTACCGGAATAAAGGAATGTGATACATGCAGGTGGGCCGATATTTACGAAGGGCCGCGCACGATCAGGAAAGGAAGCATGACTTTGATCCAGAACGGAAAGCATAACATTGACTGCACTCATACCGGCGATAAAACCATAAACTTTGATGACAAAGGGATGAAGTGCAGCGGATGGGAGCCGCGCGAGGAGTAACAGCTACACATAACATTATCCAACATTATCCAACATTTTACCCCGGAGGCTATTGAGCTTCCGGGGTATTTCTTTTACAGCAGGCCTTCAATGGCGAACACATCCAGGTGCATGTACCAGATCAGGCGGAGTGGTTCGCCTGTTGGTCGCTCAGGTACGGGTGAGCGACTACAGTCGAACACTTCAGAAGTGCCGTCTGTAGTCGCTTTTTCTATGTCTTCAACCTTGACTGTATTCCCGTCTCCGCTGAAATTCAGCGTAATCAGGAAGTGATCGTCATACAGGAAGATGGCGTTGACAAAAGTATCGATCAGTCGCTTTTTAGCATCCAGATTATCCGTGTCCATATCACGCATGGTTTCCAGGAAGAATTCAATGCGCTCTTTGGTCAGCTTTATTCCCTTTGCAAGCTCTCGGTCAGCGAGGGCCTTTTTTAATGCCGCTTTTTGCCCGTTCAGTTCATCCAGGCGCGTCTGTATCAGATCGAAGGGCATTCCGCTCTCAACCGATTTCACGAGGTTTGCAATTCCCTTTTCTACGCCGGCAAGTTCCGTCTGCATTGCCTGTATTTCTGTCTGTTCTGTATCTTGCTTCAGGTAGAATTCCCAAGTCTTATCTACGATCAGCTGGAAGATCTCTGGATTGTGAAGAATCTCATGGATCTTTTCAAGGACCAGAGGTTCTATATAGTCTTGCCGGACGTTCTGCTTATCACAGCCTTTACCGTTATGCCGGTTCCAGCAGCCATAATAGCAGTGCTTATCTCCGGTTCTGCTGGTTCCGCTTTTTCCTACCATCGAGGATCCGCATTTTCCGCAGAACAGTTTTCCTGTCAGCAGATAATCAGAGTATGACCATTTATGCGATGGCATTCTTTTATTGATCTTCAGCATATCCTGTACCTTCCGGAACGTGTCCTTATCTACGAGGGCCGGAACCGCGTCTTCATCCCGGATTATGTCCTTGTAGATGTATGTGCCGATGTATAACTCGTTATGCAGCATCCTTTTCAGACTGCTGCGGTTAAAAGCTACACCGCGTTGTGTGCGATGTCCCTGCTCATTCAGATACCGGATGATTTCAAATTCTGTGCTGCCGGCAGCATACATCTCAAAGATTTTCTTTGCAATCGGACCGGTTACAGGATCGATCTCATATGTCTTATCTGCGGCAGCCCGGTATCCGAATGCGATTGCACGGCCGCCGGGGACGTGATGCTTCTTTGCGGCTTCCAGCAGGCCGCGTCTTACGTTCTGGGACAGCTGCAGGCTGTAATATTCAGCCATGCCTTCCAGGACGCTTTCCAGGATCACGCCTTCCGGTCCGTCTACTACATTCTCAGCTACGTATTCGACGCGGACACCGTGCTTTTTCGCCTTGTATTTGTTGAACGTGATTTCTTCCCGGTTACGTCCGAACCGGTCAACCTTCCAGACGATGATGACACTGAACTGATGTTTTGCACAGTCGTGTAACATCTGCTGGAAGGCCTCTCTGTTGTCGTTTGTGCCGGTTTTAGCTCTGTCACAGTATTCCCGGATGATAGTGTATCCCTTTTTCTCCGCGTATTTCTGTGCAGCGGCAAGCTGACCTTCAATGGAGGTCTCATGCTGTTTTGCTGATGAGAACCGGGCATATACGACAGCCATTTCTCCATCTGTCTTCTTACCAGTCATTTTGTAATTTCAACGCCTCCTGCATTGTCAGGACATCCATGTACGGATCAAAGAAGATCACATAGTCCTGATATTTAACGTGCGTGCCGTATTTATCGTGATAGCATTCCAAGCAATCTCTGAGAAAGTTCTGTGGAACATCGAGATATTCTGCAGTCTCATACATGTTCTTACAGCCGGCCTCTTTTGCTTCGATAAGGCCGGGTAATCCGATCTGTACGTCAAAGGCCCACATCCTTGCTTTGCGCTCCTGCTTTCTGGATTCGGGCGTGTCATCGAGGATATCACCGGATGATGTGAAGTAATGTCCAAGCTCTTCAGCCAGGACGCACGCTTTCTTCCGGTAGGTGGGTATAGTGCGACGGATAGCTACACGGTTGCCTTTGATACGTCCGTCATAGGCCTGCAGATCCTTTTCTCTGGTTACAAGGCCAAGGCTGTCAGCTACGGCAAGTAAGCCATCATAAGTCATGTAAACCATCCCCTTTTACAGTTACATACCAAAAGCGTTGTCCGCGCAGGGTTACAATGGTCAAAAGTCATCGCCGTCCATGATGTCTTCATCATGAGCGATCATCTCCGGAGTTACCTTCACATCTGTTCTGACATGGGCGGCATTCGGAAGGGAGTCAAGATACTTATCCTGCATGAGCATCCCCTGGATGACACCTTCAGCCCGTAGACGGTCAGCCGGATCCAGTTTGCTGATTAGCTGCATCAGGTTGCTGTCAGCAGCAGGCCGCTGAAATGAAACAGTTTTCTGGGGAGCCGGATCCGCCGGTTTTGTTTTTCCCTTTGCATAATCGGTCGGATCATCGGTCCGGCCTAAAAGATAGTCTGTCGATACTTCCAGCGCGTCAGCGACGGCGGCCACAGTATTACCCAACGGCGTGATGTCCTTAGTGTTCCATTTTGAGATTGTTGCTTTTGTCGATCCAAATAGGCTGGCGGCCTTCTGAGAACACGGTTCCAGTCCACGCTTTTCCGCGATTGCAGCATATCTGTCATAGAAAGACAACTCTGTTCACCTCACAGTCGAAAGAATTCTATTTTTCCTCTTGACAAGTTGAATTTGTTTTGCTACACTCGCTATAGACAGTTGAACGAGGTAGACCAAAACAAAAAGCAAAGAGTTCCGGTCATAGAGGATAGTTAAAAGTGGTGTTCTAATTATACTCTATTAGTTGAAATCTTTCAACTGTAAATACATAAGAAATTTGCAGAGACAGGAGGTAAGGAATGGCACTGGTTCTTAACGAGGACTGGACGGCGCATGTAGTCGGGCAAATGCACAAGTACCGGATCATGAATATCGAGCTGGCAGCGCGATGTGTGTACAAGGTGGATGAGAACGGAGAGAAGAAGAGCTATTCTCCGCAGTATCTTTCCACGGTTCTGAACGGTAACAAGGTATTTGAGAGTGAAGAAGCCGCCCAGAAGACACAGGAACGCATTTTATCGGCTCTGGATGAGCTGATAGCGGAAAGAATGAGCGAGGTAGAAAAATCAGATGCAGGGAATGATGCAGGACCCGAAGGGGATTGACCTTTCACTTATCCCACCTGCAGAAATTCAAAACCTGGCAGCAACGTTTCTCGATGCCGTAAAGAGCTTTTATGAGGATCCTGGAAACGAGGCGAAGTTCCAGGCATGGTTACGGCGGCGGGAAGAACAGAGGAAACAAGCGGTATAGCAATCACATACAAGGAGGCAAAACTATGTTGGAAATCAAAGTAAACATCGAGGCAACCGCACCGGATCTTTCAGCAGCAATCGAAAAACTGGCAGTGGCGCTGAAAGGATCGGTGATCCTGAGTCCGGAAGGGGTGCAGACGCAGCTCAGTGGAGTACAGGTTGCAGGAAACCCTACAGTTACTCCTGCATCGGCTACTGTGGAAAGTGTTCCTGCAGTCAATACGAATGCGCAGCAGGCTGTAGCACAGAACGCGGTTGACCAGATTCCTGCAGCGCAGGCACAGCCGGGGCAGACGGCGCAGGTCGCACAGCAGCAGTTCATGAATCCGCCTGTTACGGCAGCAGCTCCGGTAATTGATCTGGAAACGATCAGCAGAGCAGGCGCGGCCCTTATCGATCAGGGAAAGACAGGGAATGTCCTTGCATTACTGAAGCAGTTCGGAGTACCGGCGGTCAATCTTCTGGATCCGAGTCAGTACCCGGCATTTGCAGAGGGCTTGAAAGCACTGGGCGCAAGTATCTGATGGAGGTGAGTGCGGATGGCTACACCGAATGAACATGCGAAGGCGAGTGCATCCGGATCCGGCCGCTGGTTGAACTGCACGATGTCCCCAACTTTTGAAGCACAGTTTCCGGACGGAGATCCGGGGCCGTATGCGAAAGAGGGAACACTTGCACATCGGATCTGTGAGCTGACGGCTGAATACAATTCCGGGGAGATCACGAAACGGAAATACAATTCGCAGATTAAGAAATGCCGTGAAGATCCGCTTTTCCAGGAAGAGATGATAAAGACAGCTGAGTTTTACGGTCAGTACGTCTGGGAGAAGGTTACGGGATTTTCCGGAAAGCCTTATCAGAAGCAGGAAGTCAGGGTTGATTTTTCTGAGTATGTTCCGGGAGGCTTTGGAACATGTGACTGCCTGATAATCGGCGGCGATACGCTTTGCATCGTTGATTACAAGCATGGTAAGGGCGTTCCGGTATCAGCTGAAAACAATTCACAGATGCGATTGTACGCACTGGGAGCGTTGAAACAGTACGGAATGCTTTATGCAGTGAAGAACGTTTCAATGGCAATCGTGCAGCCCCGGATCACGGAAGAGGTCAGTGAGGAGACAATCACGGTAGAGGAACTGCTTTCCTGGGGAGAACAGATCAAACCGATTGCACAGAAGGCCGTAACCGGTATCGGGGCGGAATTCAAGGAAGGCCCATGGTGTCGGTTCTGCAAAGGCCGTGCGGTATGCAGGGCGAGGGCAGAGAACATGACAGCGCTGGAAGACTTCAAAGATCTTCCAATCGATGGAAAGTTGACAGAGGAAGAGAAGACACAGAGGGCAGCGGCCATGGATGCCGGCTTTACCCTTCTGTCGGTTTTGACGGATGCGGATGTTGGGGATCTGCTTTTCAGGGGAGAACAGCTTGTCAGCTGGTACAACGATCTGAAGGATTATGCGCTGGAAGCGATTCTGACCGGAAAAGAGATCCCCGGATGGAAGGCAGTGGCCGGAAGATCAAACAGGGCGTTTGATGATACGGACGCAGCTCTGGAAGCAGCGAAGAAGGCCGGATATGACGAAGCTGTCCTGTATGACAGGAAGCCGAAAACCCTCACTGAACTGGAAAAGATGATGGGTAAGAAAGAATTTGCTGAAGTCATGGGGAGCCACATTGTAAAGCCAATAGGAAAACCCACACTGGTAGAGCAGTCAGATAAGCGGGAGCCGTACAGTCCGGCGGCGGCTGATTTTGCAGGAGCTACACAGTCATGACAGAGAGAAGTTTGGAGTTCAGGCGTTATGGCTGCCGGATGACTCTGAATATGCCGGTAGCCATGGAGGAAATGTCGATCACCAATCTCCGGAAGTTCTTCAAGCTGATGGACGAGGAATATTGGAGGAATGAAGAAAGCACCCGCTCTTTCTTCTCCTATATTCCTGAGATCCTGGAAGACCTGAAGGACAAATGGAACGAGGAAAGCCTGAAGTTCCAGAAGGAATATCAGGATCCTAAGTTTGACTCATCTGGAAACTATATCAGTGACAAGGTTGAGCGCGAGAAGAGAAGGAACCACAATAAACGGCTGATGAACCGAGTGAAAGCGGCAAAGGCCAGGTATGAACGGTTTCAGAAGAAGATTCCAAAGTTAAAAGAACTGCAAGAGCAGTATTCACATTAAGGAGGCAAATATATGTATCAGAATATCCCTACTAAAGTTTTAACCGGTGAAGTCAGACTTTCCTATTGCCATCTGAATGAGCCGTCTCTGAGAAAAGATGCAGCTCCGGGCGAAAAGCCGAGATACAGCGTAACTCTGCTGATTCCGAAAACAGATGTGGCAACAAAGGCCGATATCGACTCTGCTATCAAAGCGGCCTATGAGGATGGTGTGGCGAACAAGTGGAAGGGCCTGCGGCCTGAAATGGCTTCCCCGCTGATCTGGGACGGTGACGGAAGACGTAAAGGCGGCGATGAGTTCGGTCCTGAGTGCAAAGGCCACTGGGTTATTACAGCGAACACTCCGGACAATACCAGAAAGCCGCAGGTCGTTGACATCTCCAATATCAATGTCGAGCTTGCACCGAAGGATGTTTATTCCGGCATGTATGCCCGTGTAACGCTTAATTTCTTCTCCTACAGCAGAGGAAACAAGGGTGTTGGTTGCGGCCTGGGTAACGTCATGAAGACCAGAGACGGAGAGCCGCTGTCCGGTGGCGCGTCTGCTGCTTCCGACTTTGACGGTATCGGTCAGGCCGTCGCTCCCGGTGTCGGTTTTGGAGCAGGGCCGCAGGGAACAGCTACACCGAACTACGGCGGAGCGATGCCGGCCACACCCGGACAGATGGGTTACCAGAATACCGGAATGAACATCAATCCGATCACTGGCCAGCCGATGGGCGGTCCGCAGATGAGCGGGGTACAGATCAATCCGATCACAGGACAGCCCATGTAAGTTCTTCATAGTTTTTCTCCTTTTCACGGCAGAGCCGGAACTGCCTTAACAAAACATACACTGGGCAAATAATTGGCGGCATTACGGAACAGCCTAAGAACCGCAAGGGGAACACGCGGATAACACGTCTACCCCGGACGAACCAGTTATCCGCACTGTGCGGAGCATAGCTCAATGGTAGAGCGGCGTGTATTCAGTAGCGATGGCGTGTCACATTGACGATACGTTGCTGCGGAGGGATCCGGACCAGTCACCCGGTTTTCAATTCAGTGACGGTGCAGGTTCAAGTCCTGCTGCTCCGCTTATAGAAAACAGGGAGGGGGTGAACAGCTTTTATGAATTCGGTGACTATCTTCCGTTTCGGATCTTTCGGATATGTGTCAACAGGAAAAGTATTACTGAGACTATGGCTTTTCGTTGGCATGATATCGCCGGAGACAGTGAAAAGCTGGCATCCTATTTAGATTAAGCCCATGTAATGAAGAGCTTCTCGTTTAATAACCCAAAGATCCGAACGATGGTGAGTATTACATGGGCGCATAAAGCTCAACATGTGAATCGATAGTGCGTGTCTCCTGGCAGTGGAAATACAGGAATCACGACACGCACTCTTTTATCGGAACGTGGACAAGAGGTCAAAGTCGCAGAGCTGAAAGAGAGATTGATCTGACAAAGGAAGCTCAGAGACGCAGGTTCAAATCCTGCCGTTCCGAAGCGGGGTGGAGAACAAATTATCCGCGCACCCAGTGACAAGTAGCGATAACACTTGTGAAGTAGGGGGACTAAAGTACACGGCCTCTTGAAAAACAGGTGGCGAAAACGTCAGGCCAACCTTGCGGGATGAGTGGTTTCGGTTACCTGAACCGACCATCGGAACGTAGCTCAAAGGTAGAGCAGGGAATATGGCGGCCGAGGAAGCCCCGATGCAGGTTCAAGTCCTGTCGTTCTGAAGTAGTTGGCAGCGCGGAGAGCTGCAGATCTTGCCACACCCAAAATAGACCCGCGCATAAATAAGGGGCTGATCCTGCCGGTACAAACAGAAACGGAATGTTCAGCAGGATACCGTGACAACATGAGAGGATGTTGACAGTCTGGAAAAAGAAGCGATGGACAGGCTACACAGTGAGGGAAAACACTTGAGCGAAAAAACACGCAACCGGGCGTAACACGGCGGTCGAGTCAGGATGTACACGGCGGGGCCGATACGTTGGCCGTGGCATGTCGGAAGTTTATGCAGGTTAGAGTGAACCGACGAAAAATAGTAACGACGTAACCGCAGAGGGCGAACTGTTCACCCGTCCCTCTCAAAACTAACGGGAGAACTTTTCGGAACGTAGCTTAAAAGGGAAAGCAGCGGCGGAGGATTTTGTCATGTTCCTAAATTATCAGTTGTGCAAGCCGCAGGATGCGCGTTCGAGTCCCGCCGTTCCGATTGCCCGTCCGGTCATGTTTGAACCGGAAATTGAAACCGATTGCACTTTGGCAGCACGTCAGCCGGTCGAAGAGCGGCAGCAGTCAGGAGCGGCTATACGGCCTGCGTTTCGCTGTGAACGAAATCACAGAGCGCGAGGTTATGTTCGGTTTGTAGCGCGTAAAGGGTCCTGAAGACCGGACGATATACGGGGAAACCATATACAGCGACCGGAGCAGGTGAGAACCGACGATCTGGGGTTGTTAAACGGTGCATCGGTATGGGAGTACCCGTTTTTCTCTGAGATTTACAAGTGATGAAGGAGGCAACCTATGATGCATCACTTATCAATCGACCTGGAAACGTACTCTGAAGCGACTATCACAAAGACAGGAGCGCAGCGGTACATTCTGGATCCGAGTTTTGAAATATTATTGTTCGCCTATTCCGTGGACGGGCAGCCGGTCCAGATCATCGATCTGGCAAACGGTGAGACGGTCCCGGAATGGTTGAAAACAGCATTGGTGAATCCGGCCTATATCAAACACGCCTATAATGCACCGTTTGAATTCGGCTGCCTGTCAAAGTATTACGGACAGCTGTATCCGGCACAGTGGCGCTGCACGATGTTCCACGGTCTGTATTGTGGCTACACAGCGGGACTGGAAGCAACGGGTAAGGCTTTAGGGCTGCCGGAAGACAAACAGAAATTGAAAACCGGTCGAGACCTGATCCGGTACTTTTGTGTACCATGCCGGCCGACAAAGAGTAACGGACAGCGGACCAGAAACTATCCGCATCATGATCCGGATAAATGGCAGCTCTTCAAAGAATATTGCTGTCAGGACGTGGTTACAGAGATGGAGATTGAAAGACGGCTTTCTTCTTTCCCGGTTCCCGACTTTGTACAGAAGCAGTGGGAAACGGATCTGAGGATAAACTTCAGAGGCGTGGCCGTGGATATGCCGTTTGTGGAAGGCGCTCTCATCATGGGTAACCAGGTGAAGACGGAAATGATCGAAGAGGCAGAACAGATAACGAACCTTGACAATCCGAACAGTATTTCACAACTGAAAGACTGGCTGAATAAAGAGATTGGAACCGGTGAAGAGGAACCGGAAATTCAGAGCTTGTCAAAGGACATCGTGAAGAAGCTCCTGAACCGTGAAGACAACAGTCCGGATGTACAGAGGATGCTGCAGATCCGTCAGGAGCTTGGAAAGACATCCACGAAGAAGTATGACGCAATAAAGATATGTGTTTGTCCTGATAAGCGGGTCAGAGGACTGCTGCAGTTCTATGGAGCCAACAGAACCGGCAGATGGGCCGGCCGGCTGGTACAGGTCCAGAACCTTCCGAGAACGTACACAGATCCGATAGAGCTTGCCCGTGAGCTTGTCACAGACAGGAAGACAACGGCGGTCAGATGCCTTTACGGATCTGTCTCTGACACGCTCTCACAGCTCATCAGGACGGCTTTCATTGCCAGTCCTGGGAATGTTCTGATCGATGCCGATTTCAGCGCTATTGAGGCGCGTGTGATCTCGTGGCTGGCCGGTGAACAGTGGAGACTGGAAGTATTCCGGACGCACGGGAAGATCTACGAGGCTTCCGCTTCACAGATGTTCGGCGTACCGATAGAGCTGATTAAGAAGGGCAATCCTGAATATGCTCTGAGGGCAAAAGGGAAGGTCGCTGAATTGGCTTTAGGATATCAGGGAAGTTCCGGGGCGCTCATCAATATGGGAGCTTTGGAGATGGGGCTACACGAAGAGGAACTGCCGGACATCGTACAGAGATGGAGGACCGCGAACAGGCACATTCAAAGTCTCTGGTATGAAATGGATGAAGGGGCGCGGCAGGTTATCGGTTTTGGCGGGGCCGTGAATGTACACGGGTTATGGCTGGCAAGGGAGTATGACTATAACCAGGGTGTTTACTGCTTCACGATCACGTTACCTTCCGGCCGGAAGCTCTTTTACATCAATCCGAAGATCGGAACGAACCGGTTTGGCGGTGAGTCTATCACGTACTGGGGTATGGACCAGACATCGAAGAAGTGGAAAGAGATAGAGACCTACGGCGGGAAACTGACAGAGAACGTTGTGCAGGCTATTGCTCGTGATTGTCTGGCAGAGGCGATTGAACGCCTGGAAGCGGCAGGGTTTCCCATTGTCTTCCATGTGCATGATGAAGTGGTCATTGATATAAAGCCCTATGCAGACAACAAGGCGATGCTGCAGCAGGTAGTCGATATCATGAAGCAGCCGCCGGCATGGGCGGCAGATATGCCGCTGAATGCGGCAGGATGGGTAGGAGATTTCTTCACGAAGGATTAAGGGGAGTGAGTTCATGAAGAATACGGTTTTAAAGGTACAGGCGTATATATGCCTAATCATCTGGACGATCGCCGCTTGTGCGGTAGATAGTGACAGCTGGATACCAACTATCATAGTTGCTGTCGTGACAGCATGGCTGACGCTTTTCGCATATGCGAATGACTGGTTTGAGGGGTACTGCTGAAAAAGGCAGTAAATAATAAGGGGGCAAAACATGAAGCGCACAAACAGGGGATCCGGAAGAGAAATCTTCACGGAAGAGTATTGGGACAAAGTGTTTATGAAGCTGCTTATGCGGATCGGGATCTTTGCTATCACCGTAACGGTGATCGGGGTACTGGCCACACCGATAATCATGTCTGTGGTTTACACCTGGCGGTGGATGTTCCTGTATCCGGCATATCTGGTAATCATACTTTTAGCATTGGCATTTGATAGGAGGTAAACATGAAGATCATTAAACCATCAGTAGAGTTCATCACACCTTTGAACGGGAAAGTCATCATGGAGCGGCTGGAAGAATGCGGCCGTGTCTGCTACAAGTCGGAAGATTCCATCACAGAGGGAAGCGCAGAGAAGTTCCTGAAAGGGATCATTTCAAGAGGGCATGAGGCAGTCCTGGAACATTGTTCCTTCACAGTCAAATTCATCTGTGATCGTGGAGTATCCCATGAAATCGTAAGACACAGGCTTGCCGCTTACTGTCAGGAGTCCACACGGTACTGCAATTACAGTAAGGATAAGTACAACAACGAAATTACGGTCATAGAGCCGTGTTATCTGACTCAGGGTACAGAAACCTATGCCCGATGGGAAAAGGCCTGCATTGAGGCGGAGAGTGCTTATTTTGACCTTCTGAATGCCGGTTGTTCCCCGCAGGAAGCAAGGGCAGTCCTTCCCAACAGTCTGAAGACAGAGCTTGTCATGACAGCGGACATCAGAGAGTGGAGACACTTCCTCAGACTCAGATGCAGTAAAGCCGCCCATCCGCAGATAAGGGAGGTAGCTACACAGCTTTTGGAAGCGCTGCAGTGGGATCTGCCGGTTTTGTTCGGTGATATCTGGGAGGATCTGAAGAAATGACTTTTACATTGATTGCAAAGACGGTTTTTATGGTCGCGGCGCTGCTCTTTTCAGTATGCAGCGTGGGAGCGAAGGAACAGAATGTCGGCTGGCGGTGCGTGGTACTGTCAGCGGTATTTACAGCTGCTTTAGCGGCGATGATTGTGATTAAGGGGTGACAAGGGATGAAGAGAAAAGAGGTTTTACAGCAGGCTGACAAGTGTGTAAATGGCGAAAGAGAACAGGATTACGGTACACCGGAACAGAACTTTCAGATTATCGCGGACCTGTGGAGCGTTTACAAGGGCGTATCCTTTTCACCGGTAGATGTGGCAATGATGATGTCCCTTCTGAAGATTGCGCGGATTAAGAGCGGCGGCGGAACCGGTGACAGCTTTGTTGATCTGGCCGGATATGCAGCCTGCGGCGGCGAACTGGCAGAACTGGAAAAGACGAGAGTGACGG